TGAATCCAACAGATCCCCATTTACGGATTTTGCCGTAAAGTTTAGCTTTTTGATCACCCAACCAAAATAAAGTGACCCCTTCAAATTGAGCTAAAATAGCATTTTGGAAGAAGCTAAAAATAAGCATGAGTAAAGCAATCGATTGAAATGTATTGGGAACTATAAAAATAGCCAACCATATACATGATTCCATCCAAGTCGCCAACCGAACAAGTAGCATTCGCTTACCAGATTTGTCAGCAATCCATCCCCACACCAAAGGTGCAAAAAAACGCGTTACAATGGCAATTGATGATAAGACGCCAATTTCTTGATAGTTGAATCCTTGATCTTGAAGATATAAATTCCAATAAGGCATAAATGTGCCAACAATGGAATAGTAAAAGAAGTAGAATCCTGACAGTCTAGCTGTGATTGTTAATGGTTGCATTCGGTTGCTATATCTTGCATTTTCAAATAGTTAATCATAATTAAAGTTGCATCCGCTTGTACCCCAATGCTGTATTTTGCAATTCAACAGTCTACAAATCAGTCTACAAATTTATTTTTCAATTAATTTAAAAAAATTTGTAGACTGCATGCTTTTTAAGCAAAACTCAGCCAACTTTCAAACCTGAGTAATTCTATCATTTTGAATAGGATAGAAATGAATTATTATCAGTTCACAGCTGAGTTTGGCTTCTTAATAGAAAGAAATGAGTAAAGTGAAATTATGAAAGATTGGGTCTATTTTTACATCGAATACACAATCAAGCACGGTGAGCCATTCTATAAAGAGATCGGCTGGTCATTATAGTTATGAGCGTGATAAGAAGCTAAATAAAGAGAAATGATGCATCGATGGGTAGATCATGTTGATAGTTGGGCTTCCCATTAAAGTAAATAATAAACTATCTATACAACAAGCAATAGAGAAAATACATGTTTAGCTTAGATCCACAAAAAAAAGAAATCCTTTTGGACGGAGATTGATTTTTACAAAGATCATTGGAGTATAATAATTTTTATACCAGCTTTTTTTGGTGGTTTTTTTCAAATATCAAGATTATATATTTTAAATCCTTCTTTCATACGTTTTTTTTCAGTTCAACAAGTTATTCCTGATGGCCTATTTATTTTGTTTTTGATGTTTCTATCAATGATAATTTACTTTTTTCTAAACCCATCATTCAAAGTTTCAAGACAAATGGATCACAGATTAAAACCAAAAGATATTTATAAAAACTCAATGTATAAAATTTTTCAGGTATTATTTTTCATTCTTGTTTGTTCATACATTCATTTTTCTGATAACGAATTTTCAATTACAATTGTAATCATCCAATTTATTTTAATTGTAGTCTCTTCAATATATTTATGCGAAATATTTTTTATTATAGCTTCAACTTATATATTTAGAAATCATGATACAAAATATTCTCCAACCAATATAGAATATTACAATGGAAGCTATATCTTTATTAAAGTTAATAACAAGGCCGATCAATATCTAATATTAAAAGGTGAAAGTTTTATTAATCTTATTGGTAAAGATGAAAAGTAAATTGATGATTTTTTAATCACTCTATTAATTTGTAAAAAATATATTTTAAAATAAGAGTATATTATGTATTCAAACTATGAACCAATAAGTAAAGATCGAGCACACTCCCCCATCAAAAAAGCAGATTGTTGCTTCTAGATCTTTCGGTGGTCGCGTAACTGAGCTAACTGACTTAAAAGAAGCTATCTCAATGTATGCTCAAGATGCATGTAAACGCTTGCGTGATGAAGGACTGCTATGTGGATGTATGATTGCTTTTGTACAGTCAAATCCTTTTGATCCCAATGTGCCCTTTTACAATAAATCTATTACAGGATCTTTTTCAGAACCGACTGACTGCGCAGTAGATTTTGTCAAAGCAGCGACAAGGATGTTGAACGAAATTTATAAAGAAGGAATTAAATACAAGAAATGCGGCGTAGTGCTAACAGGATTGGAGCCAAAAAGCGGACATACATATGACCTATTAACAGACTTTGAGACAATAGAGAAAAAGGAATGTTTGATGAAAGCTATGGACGGTATCCATAGTAAGTTTGGAAAGAAGAAAATTAGCGTGGGACCATGCTTTATACCAAATCGAAATTGGTCAATGAGCAGAGATAAATTGAGTAGAAATCCTTTTAAGTGGGAAGAGTTATTGACGATTAAAAGCTAAGACAATAATATTAAAATTTCTACAAACTTTAAAAAATTATGTTCAAAGATATAAAACTACCTTTTAATTTAAGCATCCTTGAAGGCACAAGTATTCTAGGATTTATAGCTATTGGTTTTTGTATAATATATAAAACAGCCTACTACAATACTATCGGTGTTTCATGGCTTATTAACTCTCTCAACCCACAATTAATATTAATTTCTTCAATTCGTTTTTTATTCTTCTTTACTATTTTCTTATCCTTAGGTTGGATAATTGGTCAGTTTCTGAGTTCAAAAAAATATGGAACAGAAAAGTTCTTATTAACTATAATAGCATTTACTCTATTAACAATGCCATTCGAATTATTTACTAAATATAAAGTTATTAGTTACATATTCAATTTAATTGATATTGATTCATCTATAGTATTCACTTCTGTTGTTTCATTTTTTTTAGGAAATTTTCTCAACTTATCTTTCCATAATAACAACAAGGTTAATAAGGATCTCAGCAACAGTAATATAAAATTATACTTCAATTTTTTTTATTCAATTATTTCAATTTCAAGTATTACTATACTTCCCTACTATATGGGTGCTATTGAAGCTCAAACAATAATGAATAACAAAAACAAACAAAATTTAGTATCTTTAAGTGATAGCAAAGAAAAATGGTTTATTATTGAGTTAATTGGAGATAAAGTAATTTTAATGAACTTAGAATCTAACAAAACAAAAATAGTAGAACTAAAAGAAATAAACTATATTAACAATATTAACTTTTTAACAAGAATAATTGATAACTAAAACTTAAAATACCTTTAATTTTTAAATATTCACAAGGAGGCAACTAATGACTAAAAAAAATATGACATATAGTATTACTGTATTAGCAACAATATTATCTATATTGGTTATGGCAATTTTTGCTATTTTTTTTAAATACTGGGGTAATGTGTCAGCTATAAAAGATAGCCTTACAATTCTTTCTAGTTTTTTTGGAGGTTTTGCAACATTAGGTGCAGCTTTAATAGCAGCATATCTTTTCAATGATTGGAAGGGACAACATAATAAACAAGTAACAAATATTTTAGCCTTACAGGCTTATGATGAGTTCTCGAAGTTAGAAAAAAACAATCTTGAATTTGCAACTTATATCTCAGACCTTGAAATATTAATAGGTTCTTATGAATCAGAATTAGATTATGAGGAATTACGCAAAGATGACAGTTTAATTTACACACAAAATATAGTGAATAAAAAAGCTGAGTTAAATATCAATTTGCTAAGCTTACTTTCTAAAATTAGAGCTTATTTACATGTTAAGGATCAGTATATTAACTTTGATGAAAGATACTCTTTTTATCATTCCAAATTTGTATCAATAAACAATTATGAACTAGATTCCACTAATTTAAGAGATGACTTAAATGAATGGGAGTCAAACTTGATTGGATATAGAGATTTAATTCAAATATTAAAAAAGAATGAAATAAACCAGCTTTTGAATGATCTTCGTGTATAGATTTAAAAACTATATCGTTATAAATTAAATCTTATTAAATTAGGACATTAAAATTGAATTCTACCATTTTCACGGCTATAGCAGTGACTTTGTTTTCTGCCGTAATTAGTTTTCTTACACAGTATTTCTTTAAACTTTATGATAGTAAAAATCATGCCCAAACTATCGAAAGAGCAATTATTAGTGAGATTTCGGCTACGTTGAAATTAATAGAAAAACGAAAATATTCTCAATTTCTTCAAGAATGTATACAAGAATTAACATCAGGTGAAAGTCATGAAGTCCTCGCGTCAATTGAGCAGCAACAAAATCTTTTCCCTGTCTATAAATCAAATATAGATAAAATTGGTGTACTAAATGCAGAATTAGCTACTGAAATTGTTATGTTTTATGCATTATTGGAATCTGTATTAGTCGACACGAATTCAAATGGCTTGCTAAGCAATCCTGATTACTCGAACTTGGAAGCTTTTAAAGAAACCTATTCAATCCTTAATGAAGCGATTACTTTAGGTAAAAAAATTACAAAAAGTGAATAAGCCCTCCTTAAAGAGCTTTCACACAAATCCCAACACTTACATTGTTATTGATCGTATGGGCAGTGCAGCCTGATAGCAGGATACACAGCAAAACTAGAATCTTCATATTGATACCCGGTTAGCAATCCAACCATAGAAAAACTGTTCTTGGCTTGGATTGCGCTCACAGATTTCGATATAGCGCTGGCCCTGCATGATATTCAGCACTCGAACTAATACCTTTTCGCCTTCTTTCCCACGTTTGGCCAGATAAGTTTTAAGTGCATTTAATGTCGCTGGACCATAAATCCCATCTACTGTTAAATCTGGCCACCCAGCTTTACCATTGTTATTAAGTAGATTCAAAGCACGTTGTAAAAGTGGTTTTGCAAAGCCAGTACCGCAATTCACACCGGTATCTAAAAGCTCTTCAGCTACTGCAAAAGAAACAGCATTCACCTGATCAAAACGTGGAAATGTCCAGTACTGCTTTTTATAAATGGCTTTGGCCACATCAAGCGGTAAAACTTTCATGTTGCCTTTAAATCCGTTTGCCCGAGCAACTGTTTCAGTAATACCGTACTTAGTTGCGCCACCACGATCCGCAGGGTTATTTACATAACCACCTTCACGTTTAATCAGTTCTTCAAGATATTGTTCAATGTTCATTTCAAGTTCCTTTAGATGTAAAAAAACCCGCATATGCGGGTTTGGTTTAAATATTCTCAAATAGCTAAATTAATATTCAATTTGGGAGAGGTTTATCCTTAAATTTTTTATGCCATTTTACAACTATAAATATACTTGCAATAAGATAGATAATCGCAATTATAGTCTTGGAAGAAAATAAAAATAACAATGCTCCAATTGATAGTACTACTATGACTGGCTTCAATTTATTGTCATAGGGATTATTTTCATAAGTTACTGTCGCAGCTATAAAAGCAGTTACAATATACATCACTATAAGGGCAATAACTCTTTGGGCCGTATCATTAAATACTTTAGCTAGCTCAATAAAGAGAAGGTATAAAGAGCCTGGAAGCATAATAGGAATAACTAGAAAGATAAGCCATCTCAACATTTAAAACACCCTTATATTAATCAAGTATTTATATGAAATTTTAATAAAGATAATATTATTAAAAGTGAGAGTGATTTTAACTATTAATGAAAAATAATACAATATTTTTCAAACAGTTAATAAGTATCAAATTAAATCTACTATTCATTCAAACCAACTCATTTAAAAACCAGAACCGCCTTTCGGCGGTATTAACTGTTTTCAATGTCTTTTCTGGCTTTTTTAAATTCTTTGATCACTTCAACGATCGTTTTACCTTCCTGTTTATCTATAAAATTAAAGATCCATCGGACTAAAGCCCAACCGGGTAAACCACAAACAAAGAAGAATCCACCAAGTGCAATCATCCCCCATACATCAGTAACCCACTCATGAAGACCCCACTTCACAATAATGAATGAGCCCCCCGCAAGACTTGATACAACCGTACAGATCAAGCCCACTGCCCATTCTTGAGGTGAGCGCGGCATTCGTGTCATTAATACTACTGCAGCAACTAAGGCAACCGCTAAAGTCACCATGATTGCCGCACCATAAAATTTTAAAATTGCAGTTAAACCGCTAGTGGAAACTGGTTCCATTTATTTCTCCAGAAAATTTAGGTAATAAAAAGCCCCAACATAAAGTCAGGGCTTATCTAGATTCGCTTTATAGATCTTAAGATGGACTTACTGCTAACCAGTTAGTGCCATTTGCTAAAGTGTTTATCCAGCTTATACGTGTTGCATTCGGATCTGATGCTTTGAAAATTGTTCCCGCTGGCAGTTTTGAGCCAGATATATTAGGAGGTGTGCTAGATTTATAAGTAAACTCAATCTCTATGTTTCCATACAGTGCAGTCGCAATATAAGATGTAGCGTCTAAACGCACCTTAGGCGAACCGCTGCCGTAGTATTGTCTGAAACCATTATCAGAGGTTAGTTTTGAATTAATAAAATTGACTGTCCCATTGTAAAAGTTATACCCCTTTGTTGTTCCAGTCATTTCCCCCATATAAAGCTCTAGGTTTTCAACTGAGAAACTTAAATAGGTTGATGAACTTGGATTTCCAAAATGTAAATTACCTACTCCAGCAACAACAATTTTACTCGTTCCATCTGCATGACCTATTAAGCGGATTCTCCCATTACCTCTGGTTAAAATAGAAGTAAGATAAACACTACTGTTAATTTCAAAAGTTCCAGATGGGAATCGAATAATTAAATCGTGAAGCAATTCTGTATCGTAGGCTACTTTAACTGCATTATTGAAATTAGCCGTATTTGTAGTCGGATCCCCTGTATTACTCAAGGTAATATCTTGCACCTTGCGAGAATAATCCCATAGTAAGAATCGGATAGGATTATTAAAGCGGAAGTTTGGAACCCAAGTGCATTCTGTTGGCGCAATACTTTGATCTAATATTGTCACACTCTCTGATGAGAAAGTATTGCCGAGATTAAGTTTATATTTATAACCTTGTGGGTTTTGAAGCCAAACACCAGCAATTGTAGTTGAATTGCCTCCCTCAATACGAATTAATTCATTAGGAGGGTTTTCTTTATCTCCAATGGATAATATCATTATTCCATTGATTACTAAACCTTGGGCTGATCGCACTCTTAAAATTCGGGTTGAGCTTTCAGCCCCACATCCATTAAATGCAACTCCACGTGCAATATCAATATAGTATGGATACGCTTCATAACCATCCCCACTATCATTAATAATATGATCAGCTGCACATGAATTAAATGTACAGTAAGTAGTTTCTGCAAACCAATAGCCATGATGTGTATGGTTCAAAGCATAACAACTATTTAGAGTAATAGATGTTTGAGGGTTACCAGTTCCGTCCATAACTATTCCTCTTTTAGAGTACGCAGTTTGAACTTGTTCAAGCAAAGAGACATACGTTTGTAGCTTTAAACAGTCCTCATTAGCAACGTAGAATTGACATTGTCTCATTGTTAAATTTGGATAGGCTGTATCAGTACCTTTAAAGACATAGTTACAATTCTTGGTCTTCGCATCTTTACCTCCCCATACTGAAATATTCTCAAATTTTTTATATAACCCTCCGCCCTTTAATAAAATTGCAGAATCAATAGTAACTCCAGCACCTAAATCAACTCGAATTTCGGTTAAGTTAGCTTCGCCGCGAATTGAAATAGGATTGTAATAAATACCTTCATCGTCTTTATTGATTACCAAACAAGCTGAGTTCGCAAGATCATAAGTTTTCCAGCGATACCCACGAATCGGTTTAGGTACTACTAATTCACCACCACCCTTACTGCGTAAATAGTCGATGGCATTTTGAAATGCAGGTCGATCATCATACGATTCATCTCCTTTTGCACCAAACATTTCAACTGTAATTTGTGAGCAGTCTACCCGTTTCCATCGTCCAACATTGACTCCAGGAACTTGAAAGATCGTTCCACCATTTGGCGCAGCAGTACTTGATACATCCCAATAAAACTCACCTCCACCTTTGTATGGGTTTTGCTCAAGTGATTGATTCGGGGCATGATATCCCTTAACAAAAACAATATCTCCATTTTGTGGATTTAAATTATTAAGATCATTAATAGATTCAACATATAACATTTAGTTTCTCCAAATATATTGATAATAAAAAAGCCCTAAGCTTTTAAGCATAGGACTTTTTACTTTTAAGGTAAGTTCGTTAAAGTTTTGGTAAAACTTGCCAAGATAAGCCGTTCGTGTTTGCTATTCCATTGAAGGTTAAATCGATATCTACCAGGTACCGAGTACTACTAGCAGTAACTTCAATAAAGATATCGAATTGTAAAATAGTTGAATTTTCAGTATTTCTCTTCACAAATGTTGCTGAAGTTAATGAACCATTCTTAACCACTTTAAGATGGTTATCCATATTGGATGCATTATAGTCCATTGAAGAACTAATCAGCACTTGACCTGCTTTTTCATTAATATTGTTCCCACTCTTGTTTAATGGCAAGATGGTTAATATCGCAGCCATCATATTACCTTGTGCTAACCCTTCTGAAAGAGAACCGCAGAATAGAACAAGCTTCTCAACATTAGGATCTAATAAGACCTTTCCTTTTCTAGTTTTTACTCTAGTGTAAGTTATTCCATTAGCACTTAATGAATATCCTACCTCGCCATTTTCACGACTATCCTGTCCGACAGACAGATTATTAATTTTTATTCCTTTACTAGAAACCTCTGTAATTCGAGAAAAATTTCGATTTCCCATTTGAGGATTATTTAAAGTAATACCACTCCCATCTCCACTAACTAGAAAAATTTCTTTATCAGTACTTACTTTAAGATTATTAAAAATAATATTACCAAACGGAATTTCAGGTTTCTTAATTAAGCCTAAGAGAGTTGAATCAGTGGCAGTTATATAAATAGCGTAATTTTCGACAACAACATTAGTGACACTACTAGGAACCATTTCTGAGAAATCAAAAATATATCGGCCTTTTGGTCTTTCCCCACCCATTGCCTGTGCAGTAAGTCCAGCACAACGTCCAAATTTAAAAATAGCACCATCTGCTCCGCAATCATCTGCAGCATGGGCACTTAACAATGAATATGCATATGGAATGGCTGGAATACTAATTAAGCCCTCCACATCTGAAGAATACCCGATCATGTAAGGACCTGAGCACTGAATAGCATAAGGATTATTAACATTTGTTGAAGTACCATACATTACATATGGATACTTACATAGGCGAAAGACTTCATTATTGAATGAAGAGTTCCATGTATGTGAGGAACGTCCAATCAGCCAGCCACGAAAAGAAATGGATTTAAAATTAATTTGTTCAGCGCCACCTGAGCCAATATAAATACCAAGACCAGTCTGATTATTATTTTTATTTACTATTTGGAAGTTTTCTAAATTAAAATCTCTAAAGAAGGTATTTGTTTTCGAGTAAAAACCCTTATTACAATTTTCAAATTCTAAAAAAGATGCTTCCGTTCCATCCCCACTTATTGTTATACCGAGAGTTTGGCCTGTTTTAAACTGATCTAAATCAATTGGTGAAGTTAACTTAATTCTATTTGAAAAATGGACTCTCTTTAAAACCTTTAGAGTAGAGATAACTGCATTAGTGTCATCATTGATACCATCACATTGTGCTCCAAACCACTCAAAATAACCCTCTTTTGAATCATACAAACGTGAGAAAGTCCCATTAACTACCGAAGACTTAATAATTGTTCCATTATTATCCACTTCTAAGGAATCTTCTTTATATATAAATTTACCACCTCCCTTATTTGTACCTACAGTATGAGCCTTTACCATAACAATTTGCCCATTAGTTCGCGGTATGTAATTCCGAAGCAATTCAATTGACTCAACAACTTGAATATGTTTGTCATTAATCTGCTTTTGATTTTCTAAACCATCAATTACATCTGTTGCATTTATTATTGCCATTTTCTCACCATTTTTTAAGAAATTTTAAAAAATAAAAAGGCCCTAAGATTTCAACTTAAGGCCTTTGTTTACTTTTAATAATATGGAACTTGTCGAACAGTACCATTGATATTAATCGATAGATAACCTGCTGGTTGTGCAGGTAAGGAATTGGCCGTTCCAGAAGTGGCAGAAGTACTAGAAACACCACCCAACATTGGGTTGCCTGATTCATCTACTCCAATGTATCCAGAACCTGCTTGTAGCTTGATATAAGGATATGCAATTAGCATTGTTGATGTATTTATATCTCCTGAACCACCACCTGTAGGTTTTGAAACTAGGCGTTGGATATCCCATACAAACGCATCACCACCGCTAATTTCTGCTGCACAGGAAATATAAGCATTTGCAGACTGAAGAACGTAAACATCATAAATATATCTATTCGTAGATGTTTGTACGAAACGAACCTCTTGGATTCCTGCCCCATTGCCTATGTGATGCCATGTGGCTTGGATATTTGCATATGTACCATTAGAGTTATTTTTACATTGAGCAAATACTATTGTTTTCCCTAATGCGGAAGAAGCAGAAGGGGTTCCTTGAGTATAGCTATTCGTTCCAAGGATCTCTAAACATAGAATTCCAGCCTCCCCTATAGCTGCAGTACCTAATTTAGTCCATGTAGATCCAGAAAATGAAGGAGTAACACGCTTATAACGCTCAAACTCCTTTTGTAATTCGAAAACCCCAGCTACACGTGGCGTGAATAAACTAGTCCCTTTATCAATATAAGCTAGGTTAGGCTGCGTAACATTAATTGTATCATTTGCAGTAAATGCAAAATGATACATTCTTAATAAGCGTGTATTAGTTGCAGTTAAAGGAGCACTATTATTCTCTGTGTATAAATTGACGATTGTCCAAACACCATTATTGATATGCCCCATTGAGGTATTAAATTCAAAAATACAATCAATCATTGAAGATTGAGTACAGTAATCAGCATCAAATAACAATGTATTATTTTGGGCATAAACTTTTTCAAGTTGAATAGTCGTATTATTTACCCACGCATCTCTTACAAACTTAAAAACAATATTATTACCGTTAGGAATAAATCCACTGATTTTTGAATCAATAAGATCTTTAGCAAAAATTAGATGGCCTGAAAAACCTGAAGCTCGACAATTTAAAACATGAATCCACGCACCATTATTTTTACTATTCGTAAGTAAACAGATATTTAAATTATCTGTTTTTGTACCAGTCGATTGAAAATCAATATATGCAAGTTTTACTTTTTGGGTATTACATTTAATACCCTCACCACTAACACGAATAGTTGTTTTTAATGTTTGAGCTGAAATAGAAGGTACGCCTCGGAGACTTACAGATTTTGTTCCATAATCAACAGAGCTAAATGTAAAGTCGCCATCTGCAAAAATTGTTGTTTCATTATCTGAAGCATTAATTGCTGCTTGATAAGCGGTTGCATCATCGGAGCCATCGAATTTTGCTCCAAACCAACTGAGGTACAACTCACCAAAATCTAGTTGACGAACCCATCCATTAAAAACAGTTCCACTATCATTTTGAGTAGATTTAGTTGAATCATAAATAAAGTGGCCGCCGCCGCGGTTTTGTCCTACATAGTATGATTTCACATACACAGTTTGACCATTTGTATGATTTTGAATATTTAATAATTCGCTAATACTTTCATATACTTCCATTACTTTCACCTTTTAAAATTAAACTAAACTTTTCTTTTTAAAATCACAAGAATATCTACTTAATTAATAGTTACATCATTTCCACTCCTTAAAAATGAAAAAAGCACCCGTTTAGGTGCTCTAAGTTTTTTCAAAGTATTAAGGGGTTTGTAAGATTTTCCCTCCATTTATCAATTGTGTCGTTAGTGGTGCTACCCCTACAATTGCAGGTCCACCCGACCCCGGTTGACCTTCAGTTGTGCCGTGATAATTCCAGTTCGAAGTTCCACTATTTGTCGACTTAGTGCCAAGTTGCCCCCAGCCTCCTCCGTCACCAGATAAAGGTGATGCATAACGACCATCATTTGGCGTTCTATAACCTTTACCCGGTATCTCAGCTTCAGCGTCGGTAACTTTCACCACCATTAGATAACCACCAGTAAAATACCAGCGCCAATCCTGAGTATCATTGTAGATTGGCTGACCTGTCATAACTCGGCCAAAAGGCGCACCAGCTCCACCAGGAACACCCTGCACTCCATAGCCCAGTTCTGTGTAGATACCGCTTGGTGTTGCTCCACCACCTGAGCCACCTCGAGCCAAAGTTCCACCATCAATAATCAGGTTTAGTTTGCTGTGCCGATTTAATAAACCTGGTGCACCTTGAAATCCATCACGGCGTGTTTTGGTGAAGTTGTAATCAGGATCTGTAGACCAGGCGCCAAAAGCCAAATGAGGTAACCCACCATCCCCTCCGCGCCCAACAACTGATCCCTTAATTGTAAGATTTACAATCAGATTAGGTGGAAATTCCCCTGTATCAATCGCTGGAAACTCGGGAGCAGCTGGAACAATAAACTCTTGTTTTGCTGGACTAGAGTTGTAGTCAAACTTATAAACCATCCTTGTTTCAGGTCGATAAGAACTTGAGCTTGAAACCAGTGCGCCTGCTTCAACTACAAAACTGATTTCTCCAGTCGTTGGTAAATCACCTCTTTGCATTTGATATAAACGTGCCAGATTAATATCTAACTGGTCATATCGAATGTAGATCGGTGAATCATCAACTGGTACGTCAATAAAATCTTTATCATTGAGGTAATAGCGCACATCGTAATTGACTGCAGTAATAGTGTTCGAGAACTTATCAACCGGATCTTTCGTTGCCACCAGATAAGGTAATGACCCCTTCGTATCGTCATTAACGACTGTATAAATCGTATTAACAAAATCATCAGGGCTTAACTTTAATGCACCGTTCGGTAAGCGACCTAAAACAACTTTGTTCTTGGCAGATCCAGCAGTAACAGGAATCAAATCAACACTACCATCACCCATTTGTAAATAAATTACGTAGCTCTTGCCAGCTATGAAATCAACATCATGGCTCAATGTAAGAATTAAACCCTCTTGCTGCAGTACATCGCCGCTTTGATGGACGCCATTTCGGTAATCAGCTACAGCAATCCGTTCACGTAAAACCAGTAATTCTGATTCTGGAGCTGCATCAAATGCGATAGATTTGCGCTGAAAGCGGAGCTTGTTCCAAAGCCGATAGGCATTGAAATGGGCTTGCCACTTATTGCGTACCCCTACTGATTTAACCTCTTTAGGGTTCTTGGCTCCTTTATCTGGTAGATAGATATTGATACGACTATCATCTGACGGATCAGTGTATTCATATATCAGTCCATCGTAGTCATTTCTTACACCAAAGGTCAGGTCATGCTTATAACTATCTGGAATAATATTCCTAAAGTTAAACAGTAATACCGAGTTGTCCGTAGGTCGCTCAAAGTAGATCTTAAGTTTATTATTTTGCCAATATGCTGTACAAAACACAGCATCACAAAGACTAGTAGCCAGCTCTTCAAAAGAAAGGTTTGTGTCATCAATGGTGGTGCAGAACTCTGCAGCTAAAGGTGTACCGAAGTAATCGACAATATCGTTATAGGTACGATAGATGTTTTCGATATCAATTTCTTCGATCGTACGGCGGCCTATCTTGTCATCGAGCGCCATTGAAACCAGTGCATCGGCAAAGCTTGAAGTTGGAAAAAGCTCTGTCGTCATTGCTCCATTTTTATAAGTCGGTAACATCCGCTGAAGATCAAAATTAATCTTACGGGATTTAACGGATAAAGCTCCAGTCGTTGCATACGTGCGTGCACGGAAAACCGTTTCATACTCGTATTTCGTGCTTTGTAGAGGATATGCACCATATAGGGCTTGCCATTTCACATCATCAACCACCGTTGTAACTCCAGGAGTCGGAGTTAAACGGCGAGCACGAACACTACAACGGCCTTGAAATGTGACCATATCCAGTGTTGCACCAACTGTTTGGCGTGACTTAGCCGAACCTTTGAGAATGATCTGTTTTAACATTGGATTACCAATAGCTGCACCAGACTCATTAACTGGCGTTACTTCAACCTCAATCGTTACGTTTACAGCTGCCTGATTGCCCCCTGAAGAAACGGTATAGAGGCCATTTGTAGCGACAAAGTTACAAAGCACTCGACTACGCTCAATATTGTCTAAGATAAATGGGCCAATCCATTTCTCACCGATGGATGCAAGCTTTGGAGATACAGCAGCTGTTTGCTGATTAGATAACTCTTTTAGCTTTAACCAGTTAGCACTAACAGCAGCTGGATTTGATAACGTCATACGGTCATCAGCAACGGATAAGACGTTGTAAGTTCCGTTTAAATCGTATGTTTGCCCGTTATAAGTAAATGAAGCATTACTAATTTCTACACGATCATTGCTGACAAATTTAGTCGTTAAATCTGTATTGTTAGCAGCTGCTCGAAGGATCTCATTGGGATATGCAAAATGAAGGTAATTGGCCCCTTCTAAAGTTTGTGTATCTGCAGGACGTAAGACTTGACCATTAACGGATGTTTGATGCTGTACTGTTAAAGGTGGTGTAGTAATTTCAGTACCAATCGAAAAGTAGGGTTCTCCAGAAACGATGTCTACACCTGGTCGAAATACCTCAACAGATGCACCAGCAATATCAACAATATTGGTTTCACCATCGTAAGCACCTTTAATGTAATACTGGCCACGGCCTATGCAGCCGACCATGTGCTCAACTTCAATATTGTTTTCATAAACCTTGTAAGGCACGGCTATTGAATCAGGCGTATCCCAAGCAGCACCATAAATATCTGCAATGCGACCGTTCACCCGAATCTTGTTTTCACGATTTGAAAGTTCGTTATTTGCCGATGAAGATTGATTAATATTCTGAGTAGTCTGCGCCATCGATGGCGTAGGCATTAAAAACGCGATCGCAATACTAATTACAATTGAAACGATAGCTGCAACCCATTTGGGGTTCTCAATAACAATGAAAGTACCAGGTAAGAAATCAAGCTGCTTTAAATCATAAGCATTCTTGGGGGTGACTTCGTTAGCAAAAGAGATTTCAGCATGATCCATATTGCTTGCGGTATGAAAAATACTGATGTGCTCAGGCATGGACTCATATTTAGAAGTAAGCCACTGTCCTATGGTGTGTGCGTATTCAATTGTCTTTTCTTCAGACAATGCATCTTGCTTATAAATAACTTTAATCATAATAACTGACTCGACTAAACCCCATTCCCATGACGACCTCTTCAGGTAAATAAGTGACTCCGCTTTCCATGAGATGAAGAATCTTTTGTTCACGAAAAAGCCCCACATGCGGGGGCTTGTTTCTTTGTCTTGGATGGAAGGCGACAATGCATCCCTCCTTAGGCATGGGCAGCGGATTTAAGAGTTTTAAACGTGATGTTAGGAAGGTAATTTTTCCTTTTGGTTGCATAAACAACTCAAGTGCCTCACCTCGATCTACTCCATAGAGATCCATTGCTGCTTCATGGACAAAATGGACACAGTTGTAATGCTCTTCGTCGTATTGCTTATCAAGCAAATGGTCGTGACTTTTCATACTGCCCCCTTGAGTCCACTAAAACGATCAAGAGAGAAAATATCCCCTGTTTTATTTGTGTTTAGCCGTGGTGATTCTGCTTTAAATGTCACTGCTTTATGATTCATGGCAACACTGGCAAGCTGGAGGCCAAGTAAATAAAATATTGGGGAATTGAGGTTGTCTGAACTATAAAGGCGGTAATTTACGGTCGGTTTAACATTAGAATATTGCCCCTCAATTACCCGTTCAAACTCATCAGGTAATACATCACCTAAACCAGAAATTGAAACGGTAAGTGTCTGGTCCAGATCACCAAGCATTCCGGATCTTTGAATTGAAACTGGCAGAAATTCATAATAGACCTGACCAGCTCCCACCTTATGCTGGACATAGACACCACGATCATCATTACGAACAACGCGATAAGTGTTTAGAAAAGATGGATGTGAGAGCTCAATACACTCCAGTTGATAGATATCGACTTTACGATTAAGAAAGAACTTAGCGTATTCGTTATCCATTAGACCTCCCAATCTTTAATCAATGCTGCATCAGCTGTAAGGTTCGGCTGGTTTTGAACAACCTCTAGTTGTGCGTTTACACGATATAAGTTGCCGTTCACTTCACTAGACTTGAATGAGTTGGGAATGAAGTTGCATTGGTATTGCTGACGCGTGCCCTGGTCAATGACCAGATCCGCATAAAATGAAGCTGGCTTGCTTTGGTATACACGCCAAAAAGCCATCATTTTGTTGAAATCAGTTTTACTTAAATTCCAGTTCACATCGACAATATGGCTATTACGTTTTACATCGATGTAATACCGCCCACGCCCCCCATCAAGTTGCTGGCGTTTCACATCATCACCTGGTGTTACGCCATAACCGTTGGTCTGAGGATTTAGCTTTAACTTGTACATAACTTTCCTTCAGGCAATAAAAAACCACCTCTGAGGGCGGTTTGATGAAATAAGGTTTAGATATTTAAATTAATTACAAAAACGATTTAACATTAAGAAATCGATTTAATAATAGTTTCTTTACCATTTTCAAAAATCTCTTTCACTACAAACTTGCAGTAGGATCTATCTTGAGATGGTTCAGTCAGTAAAGCTGGATTCACCAAATCTTTGATCTGTTTAAAACGGATCAATTCATAATTTCCATTTCTTTCCAACTGATAGTCCATTTTTACATCACAACTATACATAGTAGTTGACCCAATAACAGAGGTAAGTCTAAAAGTTAACTTCTTATTTGCGGGTACTTTAAACTCAAAAAACTCTTCACCATTATTTAAACTGATTGTGGGTTTAGGCATATTTAATTTTTTGGGCTCATGCATAGAGCCATACTTTGTTAAATTATTTGAAATCTGCTTTGTTATTAGATTTTTTGAAATTTTTTCACCCTCATTATTTTGATAAGTAATATAGAACTGCACCATGGGTACATTACTTCTATAAACCCTTAAATTCGCTGTATCGCCTGCTATTTCATCTTGATACATATTTGTGGATCTTACGAGATTATTTACTGCAGGAATGGCACAGCCCGTAAGGCCTAAAAGTGTTGTAGAAATTACAATTATTTTTTTCATGTTTTAACCACCAATTCAAATGCCAACAGACTCTATCACCTTGAAATTTAAATATTATGAAAATGAACCCTCCGAAAAGGGTTCAAATCATTAAGTGCGATTTCTTCTTGCAGTTGTATTCTCTGTCAATGAGCGGCTGATTAGAGAGTTTGGATTTTTAATATCCTCGCTTACTAATCTTGGTACCGCTTTTGGAAGTTGCTTATCCAACTCTTCCTTGACGATAATCCGGACTGTTTTCTCATCCAGTTGCTCAGCTTCAACTGTTGCCCCACTCACCTGATTAATCACTTCAATTTTGAAATTGATAGTCGGTGTAGCAGATTCAATTGTAGGCATAAATTCAGCCTGAGGGCGTGAAGATTGCCCTAAGGTGAAATCCTGAACATCTTCAAGATTTGATCGATCCTGAACTAAACCATTTGAAGAGAAGTAAACTTTTCCGTCGTGGAATAGATCTGAGTTCGTCGTGTTAGTTGGGGTGGCTGCACTGGTATTTCTCTTATAGATAATCTGATCATCCTGAACCGATTGATTAAAGATGTTCGAGATTTCTTTGCTCTGGTTAAAAATCCTTGAGCTCTGGTTAGCCCGATTCAAGATACTCTCGAAAGTGGTATGGTTTTGAGCGTAGTTAGAAACAAACGATTCCGGACTTGTAGCCCTTCTCATCTGTTCAACTTTATCAATACCACCCCATTTTTTAACATCATCTTGGGACCAAACAATTTCCCCTTTATGCACGGCACCAGCAATCTCATATTTCTTGCCTTTGCCTGTATAGCCTCCATCTGCAAAACCATTACCTTTTAATATAGAAACTTCTTTCAGCAACTCTTTCTCAGCATTCTGCACAGTACTGTTTGAAACATTACTATTTAGAACTTTTGAGTTAGAAAGGTTAGATATATTTGAAATCGACTTGTTGTCATTAAATGCTTTGGAACTCAAGAAAGAACGGTTAAAGACATTCTCTGCTGAAGTGTTATTAGTGGCATGATTATTGATAAATGCTTCAGGGCTTGAGCTCTTACGCATGTTTTCAACTAACCCAACACCACCCCAACGGCGAATATCCTCTTGGGACCAGACCACCTCTCCTTTATGGACAATACCCGCAGCTTCATACTTACCACCAGATCCCGTATAACCACCGTCCGCAAAACCTTGATCTTTGATTGCCCGGATGTTTGCAATAATGCTGACACCTTGTGCAACGGCTCCAGCAATTAAAGGCAAGTTATAAGGGAAACCAACTTTTGAAGCTGCTGCGATATTTTGCTGAATGGCAATACCTGCAGCTGCAATTGCATAAGCTTTATCTGCCGCAAACATGAGCTTGTATGCTTTAGATTGCTCACCAAACATTGAACCAAACATTGAGGTGACTGACCCCATCATTTGCCCACCAAGAGCAATCTGAGCGTTTAATCTATCTTGTTGATACTTGTCTTCAACATCTTTAACGTTCTGAGCATAATCACTGTAAATTTGATTTCGTTGCTCTTGAGCAGCTTGAATGATTGCAGTTTTCTGGTTTTCGTATTCCTGCTGCTGAATTAGCCCAGCTTCCATTTGTGCATTCAGACTATCTAAACCACTTTGTTCACTAAGATCAGTTGCGGCATATTGACTATCAGCTAGGTCATTGGCAGCACCCAAACGGCTAAACCGTTCCTGATCCTGCCTAAAGAACTCACTGGAACCATTCATATCAGCCTGGATACCACCCCAGTTTTGAACAGCATTATTGACTTTGTCGCGTGTCTCTTTGTCCTGATTGGCTTTTGAGAACGCGATTAGCTTTTGCCGCTCTTCTATGGAAAGTTTTGTATTCTGTAGAATCTCCTCACGTTCAAGTCTGTACCGCTCCTGCATAGCTTGAGTTTCGGAAAGCAAAGTTAACCTAGCTTGAAACAACCGCTGCTCTTGAGCCAATTTTACTAATGCAATCTCTTGTTTTAGTTGTTGAGCTAAAATTTCAACGGCTTCTTCTCGCTGTTCTTTAGTCAACTCTAGATCATGCTCAGCATCAAACTGTCGTTTAGCAAAGCTTTCTTTTAAAAGCTTTTCTTCGCTCTTAGTAAAGTCATGAAATGAATCAAGCTTGGTTTTTGTTGCCTGCTCAGCAATTGCAATATCATTATCTGCACGCGCTTGCAGCTCCGCTTTAATAGCAGCTTTACGCTCAGAGCTAAAATTAGCTTTATCAACTTCTTCCAGCTTTTTAGAAAGATCATTTCGAATCTTGGTTATCTGGTCTGCAACATCATTTTCTAACTTAAGCCGAAGATTAGCTTGTTCTTCAGCCATTTTAGTGGCTTCTTGAATAAGGCCATCAAAGTCTTTTGAGGAGATATCGCCAGCTGTATAACCATTGATACCTGCCATATATCCCTGATAGTCTTTCCAGTATTGGTTATTATTTTTACCAATACCTTTACCCTTCTGCACGTTTCCTTCACCAGCATGATATGCCCGCACAGCCTTTTCTAGATCTCCTTTAAAGAGTTTTAAAAGATAAGACATGTATTTCCCAGCACCTTCGGCAGACTGTGCTAAATCATTGCGGTCTTTTACACCATACTGTTTGGCAGTACCCTCAAGAAACTGAAAACCACCTGTTGCACCCGTTTCCTTATTGTAAGCCCGAGCATTACCTTTAGATTCAATCATATGAATCGCTGACAAGGTACCTGATGGAAGATTATTTTTAGCTTCAATTTCAGCAAAATTGTATTTTTCTGCGTTAGCTAGAACTTTGGCATTTACAGTTAAAACTTTTTGCTGATCTCGCAGGGCCTTGTTTTGCTCTTTGGTGGCAGCAGTAGCTTCATCCCGAATTGCAGCAATTTTCAAATGTAATTGCCACTGTTCTTGTAACACTTGGTTCTGCTCTTTTGTGAGGGTGATATCTGAACCAATTTTATTTGTTTTACGCCATGCTTGAGAAAAATCAGCAAAATCTTTTGCTACCGCTTCGCCAAGAATATTTTTGTTCCGATTATATGTATTAATCCAATACTGATCATTCAGCATGGATTTATTTGCTTCCTCTCTCAATTTTTTAAGTTTTTGTTCCGCAGTCGTTGCGGCGTTAGCCTCACCTTCAATCGCTTTGGCATGATTTTGACGCTGGACTGCAGCATTTTGCGCTGCATTACCTGCAATTTTAGTTTCTTGCCCTAGCAACTTTAATGATGATTGAGTTGTTTGTGCTGCCACTGAATTTTTTTGAAAAATGTCAGCATTTGTTTTAAATGATTCATAGATTTCTTTATTGATCTTTAAATCATTAAAGCGCTTAACAGCATCATTCATGCTAATGGTGCCATCCTTAGCCTCATTAACTACCTCTACAATTTCTTTGTTCCCTTTATAAAGCTGAGCGATCGCATTTAACTGGATATTGATCTTGCTACTAGACTCAGCAAGAGCTTGATTCTGACGTTCCAAGGAAGCAGACATATCATTAATTGCAGAATCCTTTTCGAGTCCGCGTAAAGCTAACAATTCATCTTTTGCTCTTTTCGCTACTTCAGCTTGCTCCTCTAACTTTTTGTTAGCCTTAGCAGCTTTATCTTGAAAATACATATAGCCTGCTGCTAAAGCTGTAATTCCAATGGTGATTGCACCAATTGGCCCCCCAACTAAACCTAATGCACGGCTTCCAAGTGTAGCAACCCTATTTAAATTTCCTTGTGCTACAGTATATGCAGCAGTCGCTGCAGTTGCCTCTTTTAAAGCGACACTATGAGCAACTTCAGCTGCAGTCTTGCGTTGTACAGCGATTGCACGTGCATCAGCAGTAATCGCTGCATTATATTCTGCTCGAGCTAATCCTATTTCTGTTAAAGTTAATGCAGCAGATTGTCTTGCTCGCATTGCCTCTACACCAAGTAACTGAACTTGAGATTGCGCTTCTGCCAAATTTGCAGCTCTTTGTTGAGCTGAAGCTACTATGCTTGCTTGAATGGCGACAGTTTTTGTTAAAACTGCTTTTGTCATTAAGCCAATTCCAAGAACAAATGCACCATCTACAATTAGATCTAGATTTTCAGCTAGAATTTGTATAGATCCAGCTAAAGACTGAGCAGCACCAGAACCCTGCCCTGTTTCACCGACAAACTTAGTAATACCATTACTTAACATTTCCAAAGACTGAGAAATTGTTTTATTAGTTTTGCCGTAAAGTTGCTCAACACTATCACCAGCTTTTAAAAGTGCTTTAGTAATTACTTCACCAGTAAGTTTTCCATCAAGCATCATTTGGCGGAGTTCACCACGGGTCACTCCTAGACCTTTAGCCATTGCGTTTAAGAGGCCACCTGCTCCATCGACTAGACTATTAAACTCTTCGGCTCTTAAAACACCACCATCTAAAGCTTGCCCATACTGGAATAAAGCTGCTGCAGCTGATTCAGAATTAGAGCCACTAATAGCAACTGCTTTTGAAGTAATTTCGGTGAGTTTTGCTGTCTGTTCTTGAGTTAAATTTAGTGTCTTAGCATTGGACATATATTTGGAATAGACATCATTCACGGCACTCCAAGAGGATGCTGAACGCTGTGCAATTTCAAAAGTATCATTCATTGCCAGATTTAATTCTTCTTGGTTATTAGTAACTAATTTTAATTTGTTATTAATACCAGTGTAGAGATCCATCTTGCTAATGGCTGAACCAATTGTAACAACACCAGCCATGTAACCAGCTAATGAACGAGTAGCTACAGACATGCGATCCATTGACTTTGTAGCAAAGTCACCATTCTTTTCAATACTGTTTAGTTCATTGCCTAGATTTCGTGCATTGCGTTCAGCATTTTGCGAATCAATTACAATGACCAAACGGGATTCTTGTGCCATTTCACTTTTCTCCAGGCAATAAAAAACCCGCTTTCGCGGGTTTATAAAAATTTAACTTTGGGGTTTACAATCTTTTAAATCGGCTCAACATTTCCATATAGTTTTGAGTAAAGCCATTTAAGTCAATTTCACCATGAATATCATATTTGTAAGGCCATTCTTGATATCGAATTGATGCCTTCTTCCCTTTTTGTAATTGATTAATGATCAGATTTGTATACATCGGGTTTATAATTCCATTCTGCCCGTAATATGCAACATTATCGTCCACCTTAATTGCACTTTCCGAATGCGGATAATGGTTCTTTCCTACTCCTATTCCATACTTGCCATTTATTAACATTACCGTTAGCTTGTCTTTAGTCATAAAACAGGTCTTTTTTGAATCTATTGGATCTTTTTTACAACTTATTAACCATATAGAAGATGATGTACTAATTTTTTGGTTCAATAACTTATCTTCATTTTCAGGATTACTAGTTCTGAAGCACCCCCAGTCATTTAACTCAATCTTTCCTGCTCCGTCAGAGGATTTCAAATATCCTTTTTCTTTATTATCAATTTGAACCTCAAAAGTATAATTATTAAAATATGAACCATAGAAATATGTTTGTTTGTTTTCTCCTTTTAAAAACTTAACAGGAACATATTTATCTTCAGTATTGTATTTCGCATCTTCATCAGATGTTAAATCTGGATTAGCAAATATTGGATTTGAAACATTACAGCTTTTAGAGTTATACCATGCCGTTTTTCCAACCAAACTACTGATATATTTATTAGCTTCTTCATTTTTTTCTGATTTTTTCTTTTCATTTTGTTCTTGCTTAGTTTCAAAACCTGCATTCACTTGTGATGCAAAGCACAAAGAAGCAATTAAAAGTATAATATTTTTCATTGAATCAACCATTAAAGTGAATGAGTAAAATTTAACAGCTCAGAAAACCAAAAACCACCCGAAGGTGGTCTAATTGTTATTCATGTTTCTATTAATCTCTTTTCCAGCTGAGGTCCCACCTTTTTGACCTAAGTTAAGTAAATTTAAATCTTTAAAATAGTTACTACCCGCAATAAATATTATGACAATTACTGAACCTAATATGAATTTTGTTTGATTTGACACAATTTTCACCTTTAAGAATTTAAAATAATATTTTCGAATACTTGTTGAAGCAATCCATATACTATTAATTCCTTAAATGACAAAAATCAACCACAATTAACGACAAAAGTTTTTTTATAAAAGCTAATCACTACCTCAAAATCTCTTAAAAGAGTTTCCTCTGTATATACTTTAGGAGCAAGCTTGAGGAGAGCTGGCATGTACTGTTTTTTGTAGACATCGGGGTATGTCTTGCACAATATCTCCCGCTTCCGTTGAAGTGGAATATCACGATTTTCTAGATCATCGAGCATCTTTCCTATTTGTTGATCCGCACTCATGAATTGCGCTTCAGTTGAAGGAGGCAGTGCCTTACTTTCAGCTTGTTTAGTGCAGCTAACTAAAACCACCAATGAAATAGATAACCCGAATGTATAAAAAAGTTTTTCTAACATATTAATTTTCAATATAAATTATTGTTTATATTATATATTTTCAATAATTACATTTCACTATCAGTAAATTCCAGATATAAAAAAACCACCCGAAGGTGGTTTTTTATTAATCTAAAATTCTAATTGTTCTCTTCTTAACTTTAATTTCCGCATTTGTAGTCTGTGTAGTCCCTAAAGTTTCAGATATAGTATTAATATCAATTTGAAACATATCAGGTCTTAATTGCTCACATGCTTCTTTAAGGTCTTCAAAATTTGCCAATGTCGATTTATAAGTTTGCATATCAATTTTTTGATGTAATTGGTAATCTGCATTACAACGTAGAGTGTGTAATGCACCAATTAGACGACAGATTTTTCCATATATTAATTTCTGAGTATTTTTAGATACTTTAGCAAAAGTATCGATTAATCTTTTATGTGTAGATAAAATTTCTGACTCATAATATGCATTTAGCAAAAGTGTTTCGCAATTGACCCAACGCAAAATCTCATGATAAACATAATAATAAATTCTCCCAATAGAAGTTCGTAATTCTGCTTCACTAGGATTTCCTTCTAATAAATCAATTTTTCTACCTAAATTATAAAAATCCTTATGATCCACTTTAGGCAGCCTCTGTTACATCACTTGCTATTCCGAAACTATGTACAAACTTTGTCATCTGTTCAGCATATTTATCAAAAGAAATTACATTATTATCAATCAACTCTTGAATTCTTAAGTCAAAATTTTTATTAAGTAATCTAATATCAGACGTTGAAATACCTTTAGCCACAATCATTATAGATAATTGTGCAGCATCATTAAGAAAGGTATGGAAATCAACTGGCCCAATCTGAATTTTTTTTACTTCAACAAAAGCAAGATTAGAAATTAAATTATAATATTCCAAATCAATTTCTAAATTCTTTAAAAGTGCCATTTCTGATTCAAGCTCATCTTTAATATTTTTATAATCTGAGTCAAAATTTGAGCTATCCATTTGATAATTCATAAATTTTAAAACCTGAGATCTAGATGAATCAGAAGGATATTTATGAGCAATACTAAATAATGTTTGAAAAACACGTCTATTATTTGGATGTAAATCCAGATACTTCTCGCCCTCATTAAGAGCTTTCTTATACTCTCCTATTCTCTCTAATGCCTGTAAATAGTTTGAAAACGAAATTTCAGTACACCCATATTGTAAAGATGCTTGAAAAGATTCTAAAGCCTTATAAAAATCATTCATATAAGTATAAATAATTCCTGTCCGATTCAATGCTTCAGCTTTGTCTTCTATACGCACTAAATTCATTTTTTTAATAAGATTATTTAGGTATGTAAATTTTTCCAAAGACAAGTCTTTCCTACCCTCAGTCACAATAAACTCAGGAAGCTTTTCAACCATAGGTTGGGCCATATGATATCTACCTAAAAAAAAGGAAGGATGTATTATTATCATTGTAAAAAAACCTTTATTAGTTATGTTTTTAAAAACATGCCTAACAAAGGGGTACATCGCAATATTATTTACTAATGACAATTTTGTCAATACAGAATCGTAGCGCCAATGTCAATCACTTGACCGCATTATGTAACATTAATCGCGCTATATCTCGTCGCATGTTTGCAGTTACATATCGCATGTCAGTATCTAAGTCTTCGTTGCTCGCTGCATCGCCTTCTTATATGCCTCATCCATAAACAAATTATCCAAAGCAAAAATACAGTCATTAAAGATATGAGTATCAACAGCTAAATCATTATGCTCAGCATATACATTGATTGCCTGCTGGTCTAAAGATAACGGCACACCCTGCTCATATCGTCTTGATCTAATAATCGTGCTATAGGCTGCAAGAATTGAGTCAGCCGCATAAGAATATTCTGGTGGATCCGGAACGTGTCCACCTAAGAACTTGATTTGTTCGATTTCGTGCGGCGTTTTTGACGCATAGATCTTTTGGTACTTGTAGAGTTCGATGACTTTCCCAAAATCGTAGCCTTGTCCTTATCGGCATCTTCCTGGATCTTTTGAGCCTGCTCTTTAATGAATGACCAGATCAATAAACCAATATCGCCCAGGTTAAGCAGTTTAGACGCATTCTCCGGGGTATAAGGTTGCTCGGTTTCAACTGTAACATCACCTTCTACTTCAGCAAAAACTACACCCTTCCAATCTTCAATTAAATGAGCTCCAGCCGCATCTAATAAAAGCTCATGGTAAAGCTTTCCGTTTTCATCTTTTGCCATGACATTATAGCCTTTTGATGTAATTTGATTGCCTGCTTTCTCTAATGCAACTTGAAAAGGTTTATAGCCTATACCACGAATTTTAAACTCTGCTTGTCCAGCTGCAGTTTCAAAAGTACACCACTTCGATACTTCTGAACTTCGTACAATTCCGACTTTTAAAGCCATATCTACCTCGAATATTTAGGAATAAAAAAGCCCATGGGATTCCACGGGCTTAAGGTTTAGTAGTTTGAATTAAACAAGTGCACGCACAATCGTTGGGGCTGTTCGTACTTGAGCAAAGTTGATATCTAAAGTGATGATGTCATCACCACCGCCGTCTGGGTGATTTGCTTCCATAACTTCCAACTGAGGGAAATTGAATGAGTATTTACTGCCTTTGCTGTCTTTAATATCGAAAGCCAGAGTGAATACATCACGAGTTTTGATCGCATCAATCCACCCTGCAGCTGTAGCTGAGAACATGAAGGAAGCTTTCACTTCAATATCCATCATCTTCTCTAAGTAAAACTCTGGTGTGTACTTGCCAGAACCAATACAGCGGATTGCTTCAAGATTGTTATTAATCGAAAGCGTAAGCGATTGCATGCACGCCTTACCTTGAGTTGACTGGCCATTGACTAGCAAGTTTTCAACGTTTGGCATGCTAACCAGTGGTCGCGTTGAAGCAGCAACTGGGTTCACAACAGGACTTGTAGTTTGTCGTGTGAATGAGCTACCTACTAAACCAAAGTTACCTGTGATTTTCCCAGTAGTTTGAATAGTGATTTCACCAGTATTTACCTGAACTCCACGGTAAATAAATACCTGCCCCACATCTTCAAAAACTTTTACTAGCGTTAATGACTTACGGACAGTACCGCCAATAGTTAAGCTATTTGTCGCCCAGTTATTGAAGGCTAAGGCACTTAGGAATAAGTCAAAAGTACCAAGTGACAATTCAAACTCTAACTGACCAGCTACTTCAGCTTCAGTAACTACACCGCCTTGACGATAGCGTGAATCAACCACCTCACTGCTTTCTTCAGTGGAGACGTTTTCTGATAGGCCATCAGTTACACGGCGAACTGTGTACCAAATTGGGTTTGCTGGAGTTGTTCCTAAAACTGCTTCTTCACAAGCATATAATCGAATTTTTGCGCCTGAACTCATTTTTAGTTCTCCAAAATTTAGGCATAAAAAAACCCGCTTCAAGAGCGGGTCGTTAAAAATAGAGGGCGTAAAAAAACCCGCTAAATTAGCGGGTCCTTACTGGGTTTCTTCTGAGAGATCTGGCGGAGCTATACCAACCATGGCGGCAGCTACGGCTTCGGATAAATTGGTTGGCTGAAATTCAAAAGGTGTTTCAGTTGTCGGTGGCTCTGGTTCAGGCTCCGGTTCTTCATGCAAACGAATATCAACCCAGCGTGTTTCTGGAACATCCATAGGAATTTCTAAATCAGCTACGACTGCAGCAAGCTCAAAATCAAATTTACGCTTGTAGGTCTTAATCGAGATGTCACCATTTTCCAATGTGTCATAAACCACAGCAACGATCGTGTTTCCATTTGCGTCTTTGGGTACTTCGATGTACCAGCCTTCCTGAGCAAAGCCTAAAGAGCCTTTAAGTAAATAATCGCCTACATCAACTTTCTTAAATTCAATCGGCTGTTTTTCTGCATCACTATTGAGTTCGATATGGTCGTTAAACAACTTAACTACTGGTGAGGCTGATTTTAAGAATCCGTTTGCATCAACTGATGTATTGAAGCTGGTCTTTAAATGCCCCCATGCTGACCAAGCATCAGATCCAGCACCATATCGATATGACATTTGGTGCCCTTGCACACCTTTGAAGAGTTGCCATGAATAAGTACCGATTGAATCATTGGCGTGGTAGCCCATCAATGTCCCATAACGCATAGGCATATAGAGAGAGTTTGCTGTACTCCCGCCTTGCCAGTCACCATGTGAAATGTTGGCAAATCTATTAAGCCCTAAAACAGACACCCAATCGGAAACGAGTGTCTTATTAAAAAGCGAAGCAACCACATTTGCTGAATATCCCAATGCACCAGCATCACCCAGACCTAATGCAACTTTGGCATTAATTGCAGTATTTCCACCGGTACCGCCTTGTGCGATTGAAAGAACCGTAGTTAAGCCTTTTAACTCAGTAATATCACTATTCACCCCTTTTTCAGCTGCTCCGAGGTTTGATCGAGCATCTGCTGCAGTTGTTGCCCCAGTACCACCTTGAGAGATAGCTGCTGTACCAACTACTTGAGAAAAGTTAGGTGCCAGATTGGGAATGCCAGAAGCGAATGGCAGCATGAATTGCCGCTTACCTTGGGCCGAGTTCAACTGGAACGGCCGATGGTCCCAATTAAATTTAAATACAAGATTTGCCATTATACTGTTACTCCGTCAATCACTTGGAAAGTCAAAGTTTCGGTATGTTGAATGTTGCCACTCACTACCGCTTTAATATCCATTTGGCATAAGCCTACTGGCCAAGCTGCCGTACTTACGCCAGATTTCACGTTAAGCCAACCTTTCTGTGTGCTCTGGCTTAATGCTGCACAAGTCAATGTAGCTACCACTGCTCCATCAGCTAAAGATTTAACTTGCGATGTAAACGTGTAGCCTGTCAGATCGATTGCACGGCGAACATCATCCGGTGGATATTGCAAAGCCTCATCAATATCGACGAGCTGCAAATTTAGATTGAATGTGTCACCACGCTTAAAAACAAAATTGCTCATAAGTGATTCCTGTAAAAATAAAAAAACCACCAATGAGGTGGTAGTGAGTAAAACTAAAAAAACCGCCATTAGGCGGTTTAAATTAAATATAGTTTGAGTTTAAATTTTCTCTTGGATTAGTTTTTTGCAACGCTCTCTTTCAATTTCCGAAAACTTTTCTAAGGATTCATATGTATTTAATTCACCCTTAACCGGAGTTTTGTAAACGGTTCCAATGAGATTATCAATAATCTTTTTCTCATTCTTTGTAAGCTTATCAAATGGTAAATCTTTAATAACTTCTTCTTTAGAAAGTCCTGATTGACGTTGAGTCATCAAGATAAACGCCATATCACCAATCGTATTGCAATTATCGTCTCTTACGACTTCTGCTTTGACATTAAAAGTAAAGAATAGAAAAATAAGTGGAATTAGTTTTAGAAATTTCATACGTATATTAATTCACCGTAAATCCAATGGTCACATTGTATTGCACAAAATCAGCATCTTTACCAACTTTAATCGATTGACCATTCAAACATTCTAAATCATCAAAAGAGAAATGTTCAAAATGAGCCAATAAAGAATCACCGAGAATCGTTAGTGCTTTTTCTCCCACATGAAGTCGATCAAAACACTGAACCATAATATTACCGGTACGACGGTTACAAGGCTTATCTGCTACACCTGAAGTAAAGCTAGCACCGCCTGCAATGGTTAGACTACACCATAAGCCTTCCTTTGGCACTGTAAAGCCTGGTGCATTTGGATACTGGATTCTGTCCTGGGCAATACCTGTAAAGCTTTGCATTCGATTGATAATGGTTTCCCTTGTTTGCTCTAAAGTCATTGCCATTTTAACCACCGTACTTTTGAGAAATATAAGTAAACGTGGTCTTGTAAATACCTTGCGGTGCTTGATTAGACCAACCATCATCTAAGCGTTCAGCGTATGCTTTATTGTTTTGTATAAAGACCAGATTACCCAGCTTAAACTTAACGGCTTGAATAGCTGCATCTTGCACGGCATTTGTTTCAGGTCCACGCACTCCATAGTCTTCAGATCCAATTGAAACGATATGAGAAGCACGATAAGCGCCAGTATCAACAGGACTTGAAACAACTAAAGATTGAACAGCATCCATGGTAATTTTCTTTACCTTTTCCTCTGCCGTTTTAGCCACATCAAAACTAAAATCAGTTGGCTTTTTCCCCTTCCATCCCATCATTTACCTCGCTTTCTTCATACATTTCAAAAAGGTCTTGAGCGATCGCTTGAATCGAATATGCTTCAAACTCTACACTTGGCTCGCGCTCACTCATTCGCCGTTTGATTATTTGCCAGATATGAACAGCCTCGTGTAAAAGCAATCCATAAACTTGTATTTGGTCCTTATCCGCTGTATCTCCAATTTGGACAATTGCATATGCGCCATCTGAATAAGAACTAACCTGAGCATCCGCCCCCATATCTAAAAATTGATCAGCATTGCCCATATCTTCAAATAACAAATCCATATGTATTTGATTTCGAGCAAGAGCATACTGCACATGTTGAAATGGTGATATATGCCATAAAGGTACGTAATCTGTACTTATCATTTAAACTCCTAAATTACAGCTAATAAAAAACCCACCAAAGTGGGTCTTTATGGAAACTTTCTTTACAGATTAAAACTTTTACTCTTTTGATGAAGTTGAAAAATGTCAATAAAATGAATATCCATTAATTCATCTCGGATTTCATTTAAATCTTTAAGAATTTTATATCGAATATTTTCTCTCATATTCTTTAAAACCTCTTCATCAGTTTCGTGAAGCAAATATTGGTAATGTGAAGAAATATCTCTAAATTTTTTATTTAAATCCAAGAATTTTTTAATTAACTCATCAAGATTATTCATGTAAATATTAACTTCCTCTTTATATCGTTTTTTATCTAAAATATATGTGTAGGGTGTAATATTATTTAGCTGATTTACTTGCAAATTTACTTCACACTCTAAAATTTCTTCATTAAAAATATTATTTCTTAAAATTTTCGTAGAGTTGAGTAAAATATTTAATAATACATTTATTTCCTTATGAATTGCTTCGCTTGTATTTTCAATTTTTATTGCACTATGTTGGTATCTCCAATCTGTAAAAAGTATAAAGGCTGCTACAGGAGCAAGAAAAGCTGCAGCTATACTTAGTGCATCTTTTAAAACTTCATATGTCTTTTTATGATCAAAATGATAAAAATGCATAGGATAATCGCTTAATAAAAAGAAACTAATTACCAAATATAAAAGCACTCCTCCCAAAGTCCAAAAAACTACCTTCTTTATTTTAACTTTTAAATCATCTTTAACCATATAGCCCCCTAATTTAGAAGGATATTAGACCAAGTATTTAAACCTTCCTCAACTGACATTTCCAAATAGTAGAGGCAGGATCCTGTTGAATGTGTTTGACACGAAAAGTACCTAAAGGTGTAACCCACTCATCTTCCATAATGGGCACCATTGTCACTTCATTTTGAAGCACGGTCGCTTTCTTATCAGTGGCCAGTACTCCAAGGGTTTGGATTTCATATTGACTGTATGAGCCAAACAGAACGCCACGGCCAGAATAGTTTTCTTTAACTTCAACATAAGTTTCTGTCTTAGGATCCCAATTCTTTTTAGACACCCGCTCACATGTAAAGGTATGCACGGCGTCAGCCAAATCTTCATTAAATGCTTCAGCAATTTCCGCCTGAATTTCGTCACGTAAGCCCATTAGATTTTCCTAACAATAAAGACGTGTTTCCGTTTGCAATATGGTTTGATCAAATCAAGAATAAATTGCTCACTAGCACTCAATTTAATTGATCCGTCCTGGTATTCCTTTTCAGTTTCTACCGTATCTGCCTTCACTTTCTTGCGCTTTAGTGCCTGTTCTTGACCTTGATATATTTCACCCTTCATGATGCCTTTTATGACTTCAAATGAAGCAGTTTTAAGAGCTTTAGGGACTGTTGTTACATCTTCATAAGGCTTAACATTACGCGCTAACAAGTAAGCTTCTGACTTTTCTAGATAGTCAGCTTTATCACCGTCAGATAAAGCATTAAAGCCTGCTACACGTTCAATTGCTTCTTGTTCAGTGATAAAGCTCATAGATTATTCCTTAGGAAGTAATGCTAAAAGTTCGTCTTTTTTAGCACCTGGTTCAAATGCAATACCTTTTTCAGTTAACACAGCTCGCAGCTCATCAACTTTAAGTCCTGCATAGTTAATTGGTTGAACTTGGTCATCACCAGTCTTTTGATCACCTTCAGGGTTTTGGTTACCTTGATCTTCCTGATTGTCACCATTTGGCGTTTGTTTTCCTTCCCTTAGCTCAAGCTCAGCAATACGTGCTTTCATTGCCTCTGGATTATTCTGAAAGGCAATAAACTCACCTTTCAACGTTGCGAGTTGTTCTTCCAGCTCATCAATTCTGTCTTGTGTCATTTGTTGTCTTTCCCGTGCACGGTTAAATGATGAAAGTCCCATTTGTTAATCTCCAAAAGAAAAGGCGGATAAATCCGCCCATGTCTTTATTTAATTTTGTGCTTAAACGCCACAATACGAATTTGTTTAGGATCGTATACACGCTCCCAGTTAGTGCCAGTTGCGAGCCCAGAATTTTTAGGTGCAATACCTGTTGAGCCGGCCCATTTAATACCACGTGGATGCAGTACAAAGTGACGGCGGTTAATCAGGATATCTACACCAGCAAGACTATCGCGATCAGTTTCAACCGCATTTGGTGCACCAATATCTTGGAAGCCAACAGCACCTTGACCAAATAGGAAGGAAGTAAATACATCACCATCAACAGGCATGCCATCATCAACAATCACACGGCGATCCATAAAGGTTTTGTAGAGCAAAACCCCATCAGCATCACGCACGGTTTCAATCAACCCCTGCTTAGATAAAGCTGACATAGTGAATGAATGCATTGAAATCGCCGTTAATTTATCGACCGCATCGCCAAGCTTATATGACGCATCAACAAAAGAGTGACCATCAATAACCGCTGCGGCCCCTACGCCAGCTGAAATATCATGTACGTTACTTGCCATACTTGCAGCACCAAAAACACCTTTGAGGGTATTCACGGTAAAACCCTGAAACTCACGTGCCCAGTAATCTGCTACCAGATCACCAACCGCGCCGAGTGGGTCGTCACCAGATAATGCCTTTGCTAGATCATTAGCACCCCATGCCTTACCACGAGCATGAAGAATTGCAATATCTTGACCTGATGTGATGTTATTTACAGTTAAAGGGTTTTGATCAGAGAGAACTTCAGATTCACCACTTAAATCGTTCCAAAAAGGAATATTTACAGTAGTACCGCCCTTAGTGCCGAAAGCGACTTCTTCATCAAGATCCCCAACAATACCAGACTGCCATAAGGCAGATTTCTCAGCGGTTTTGTTTAAAACATACGGAGTGAATAACTCAGGTACGATTACATCAGCAATTTTGGTATCACCCATTAGGCTTTACTCCTTAAAGTTTAATATTGTGTTTTGCAGCTAGTTCTTTAGCTAACTGCGGATTTTCATTTCGCAATTGTGCCAATTTGGTTAAGTTCACCGAACCATCTGGTTTGAGAATGTCGACCTGACCTTTTGTATTGGCACTTCCAGGTGCCCCCATACCATTTGCTTTAGGCCAGTAGTACGGCTTTTGCTCACGTAGAGATTCAACCCACTCTTTTGGGGTCTGCGGTGTTTGGCCATCTTTGCCAATAATCACTTCGCCGTTTTCATCAACAGCAACAGCTTTGCCACTTTCATCTAATGCAAATTTTGTTTTAGCTAAAAACGCAATGTCTCCTGTTGCTTCAGGTAGTGCTTCAAGCTCTACAGCTGCTTGAATGATTTGCCCTTGGATTACTGAATCTTTGAACTTATTTGCATAAGCTTCAGCTTTATCGGCACGGTCTCTTTCGACTTTAAGTACCTTTTCATGTTCTTCACGCATCTTCTCGGTACGCTTCTGGATCACTTCGGTAATTTTGCCTTCAGCAATTAGCTTGGCTTCTTCATCTTGATCAAGTTGAGCAAAGACTCTTTTGACGATCTCAGGGTCAATCCCTTCGAACTGATTTTGAAGCTCCTGAAGTTTTCGCTTTGCATCTTTAGCGGCATCACGCTCACTTTGAAGTGCAGTTTTCAAACCCTTAGGATCTTCATAGCCGTCTAAATCGAGGCGAAACTTCCCGTTTTCCTCAACATATAAAGCGCGGTGCTCTTCTTTGATTGCATCAAGTGAATCAACAATAAATGGCAATGACATGTTCAAACCTCTCGTTTGATTTGGATAAAGCCTTATCTCAAGGCATTAAAAAAGCAGCCCTAAGGCTGCTCACTTCTCAATTAAAAAATTTAGTAATTGACTTGATTATCATTACATCCGTTAAAACTTATTTTTTGTTTAACCTCTCTTAACTCATCATGAATTTTCGACAGATTGGAATCAACACTTACCCCTTGTCTCTTCATATAAGTTACATACTCTTTTGGATATTTAGTTACTAACTCATAAAATTTAAACTCATTCATCAAAGAACTGCACTTAAGACGCTGCGATTCAATTTTTTCAGCTTGAGTTAAAATCTTACCTTTACTTATTTCTTTAAATCTTAACTCTGCATGTTGAGCTATATTGCTCTCTTCCATAATCTTTAAATATTCCTTTTCAAAGCTATCATTTTGACCTGCAAAAATATTGCTTGAAAAAGTTAGACTACATATTAATAAAATTCGTTTCATTCTTATTCCAGCTTATAATTTTAGAAAACTCTTAGTCACACGGATAATCTGTATCTTTCAATAGATCCTTCATCCGTAAATAGGATTCTTGCTGCTTATCATGAAATTTTTTTATATCCTCTAATTTGGATTCGTCCTCAATATTATTTTTCTTCATTAACGCTTTATAATCTGAAAAATTATTAACTACAAAATCAAGTTGAGTTACTCTAGTTTTAGTTAACTTGCACCAACTACTTTTAGATTTAATCTTTTCAGATTCTGGTACTTTCTGATCATCATAATTTCTAGAATCAGCAGCATTATTGATAATAGCTTTTGTAAGATCATTAGTTAATTTTTGATACTTTTTTTCAAATTCTTCACTACTTAAAGCAAAACAATTGCTCGCAAAAGTAAGACCTAATATAAAGCTTAAAAATTTCATTATAATTTTCCTGAATCAATTTTAGCTCCAGCATTATATCTATTAAAAATTAACTAATAACATCTTAGTAATAAAAAAGCAGCCTAAGATGCTATTTAAGATTGGATGACGCTTAAGTATCAAATGTCTAACTTTTGATTCACTCATAAGCCAAACTCAAAAAATGACAAAAGCGCCGTTTGGGCGCTTATATAGGTGAAAATTATGTCTTGAGTGAGTTTAAGATTGCCAGTCATAGGCGACAATTACTCACAGTTAAATCCAGTTCCAACAAGGTCTTTTTTCAAATTTGAAACGAGAGTTTGTTGTTCCTGCTGTTGTCCACTAAGATAATTTTTATCTAGAGCCTCTGCACCATCAATAGATTTATAAAGCTCTTTAGTTTCCTCTAAATTGTCTTTTAAAAACGTGGTAAGGTTTAGTTTCGCCTGAGCAGCTCTACATAAATTATTTTTAGCTTCTAAATCTTGAGTAGCCTGTTTTACTTGACCAGTTGTAGGATCAAAAGAATATGCATTTGCCATTGCTGACTCCAAAGCTTCAGACAATCGATCATATTCTTTAAGATATTTTTGACTTGGTTCAGCTAAACAAGTGATGGAAATTAGAGTTAGACATACAAAAGCTATTGTTTTCATATTGTATAAATTCTGATGTTTTAAAAAATATAACATAAGAAAAAATTACAGACCCAACTCTTTAAAGGCTTTTTCATCCAACTTTCTTAACTCATCTAAGCTATATAAACGGCTTTCAGGATCAAAGAACTTTTCAAAATCAAATTTCCCTTCTTTATAGAGTCTAAAACGCTTTGGACCCAGCCATTCTTTTTGAAAGAAGTCATCTGTTTTCTTAAAGAACTCTTTGAATGAGGTGTTTGCATCCAATTGACCAATGAGTTGGCTACGCTCCTCTTTAGGTATGTCTTTAACTTTCCGCTCATCCATGACAAACGGACGCTCTCCTACCAGAAGCCCATCTTTCTCAACTGGTACCAGAATGCTTCTGCAGTGTGGATGTAAGGGCGGCACCCGTTTTACTGGGTCATCAATTTTCCAAACGGTACCATCCAGCGAGGCACATAGTTTTGATGTTCTACCATCCAATGTTGCTACCAGCTTTACGTATTTAAAGCCGATCTGGTTAAAGCTACTGAGGTAAGCTTGATTAGCAACATGACTCCTAACTGTTCTTACCGTCCGATCGATATCAGACTTACTGCTGGTTAAGATGCCGTCTTCATAATTAAGGCGTTTAGTCCCACTGATGCGCTGAACAATTTGCTGATTCGTTTTACCTGAACTAATCCCATCCCGAATCGCATATTCAACCTTTTGACGAGCACTTTCAGCCAACTTTATTAAAAGGTCGTCGACCAAGGCCCCGCCTACTAAAGGGACTTTTTTAGCCGCCTTATAAAGCTTGTCACCATTGGGCTGTTTAATCTTTCCGCCGTATAGTTTTGCCGTGTAGTTAGCCTCATATACCGCTAATGCTGTAGCAGAAACCGCGAATGCTTCAGGTAATGAACTATTAATTGCCGTAAACCACTGAGAAATTAAATCCCGAATCTCTTTGAGGTTTGTAGTTGTATTTTGGCCACTTGCAAGTGCCACCTTTTCAGAATCATTTAACTCATCCAACAAATCTCGAAGCTTTGCCAGCATCAAGGCTGACTCAGCATTAAAGATTGTTAATAATTCATTTACTGATTGAGAAGAAGTTCGATATAAATATGCTTGATGTTGTGTAAGTACTTCTATCAAGGTTTTATCTTTTGAAGTCATGTCTCACCTCTACAACGGCATACTATCCCGCTCACTTTCAACACGCTTCAACTCTTCCTTAAAATCATGAGCTGGTAACTTCCCAGTAGCGATATATTCCCAATACGTCTGAAAAGAGTTCTTTCCAGAAATAGCACCTTCATAAAGCTGCTTAGCCAGATTGATATCGTATTTCTGGACAATAAACTCAGGCTCTACCGTAAAACTAATTTTAGAAGGATCTAGTTTTAGCCACTGAGCCGCATATTTAATGGCTTGTTCAATAGCGGCTGCTGCACACATCACAATACTGTGTAAGCTCGCATGCTGATCATCCTGACGTGCACGGCGGGCTTCGCCTGATTCTTGTGTATTCGTGTCTACAACTTTTGCCCCAGCTTCAAGTGCTGCATTTTTTTGGGAATCCATTTCCTGTTTGGTTAATTCAATCCCATTACCTGAAATTTCCAAATAACCGCATTCAGATTCACCAGGAAGGCTCCAGACAGCCATAACACCAGTAACACTAATATCTGGATCATCATCATTGTCGATGCCATTTATCCAAGGTTGTGGATGTGCTGTGTGATGAAGCGATTGGAAGTAATCGGCACTAAGCTGGTAATGCTTCAGTGCTGCTTTTGCCATGGTTAAAAGAGGTACTGTGCCAACATCTGGCGAATTATCAGTGGTACCGCAGAAAACAAAAGGCGTGAACGATAACTGATTACCGCCCAATGTAGGCGTTTTATCTTCTTCACTAGAGCCATCAAACAAATGAACTGCTAAAGCCCCGTCAATCATAGATAAAACACGGTGGACCGTTTTAGTATCATGGCCAAACTCATCTTCACTATTATCAAACTGCTCCTCGAGCACTAATAGCTTCAGATCCTTACGTCCACCGATACTGTTTTCTTTCCAATTGATGATAGATAAAGCGTCATATAACGCAAAATATGGAACACTTTTATCATCGACATCTACCATTAATCCGCAGCGGCCTAATACCAAGAGCTCCAGACAAATACGAATAAAAAGCTGTTTTAATCCAAATCCATCATTAGTTGCATTATCAATCAGTCCTTTGAGCAAAGAGCTTTCAATCACAATATTCGGGTCCAGCTTCGAGACTAGACCAATCATCGTGCGTAATGAGTCTTGAACCCATAAAGGATACTGAGCGCGACTAAGATAGGCTTTATAAATCTCTCCAGTCGTATCTCCCTGCTTTTCTGCCTCAATCATGCCAGCTGATTTAGCCAAGTATTTTGTTTGTTCCTGTTTGATTTGCTCTTCACCAGCAACGGCGTCGCGCATAATCAACCAGCTTTTTTGTGCAGCAATATACTGCGGATGTTTATCAGTAACTGCCATAAAAACACCAATAAAAAAGCACCTGTAAAGGTGCGTTGTTTAAGACATCCCGCGAATCCTACGTACTCCGACAGATTTTTTGTCGATCGGGAATAAATAAGCGATTGGATATGTACCAGCATCATTCATATGGTCAAAACCTGATTTTTTATCAGGTTGTCCATAATCATCGTAAATTTGTCGCTCTAAACATTTAGCGAAGTGCGGGCATTTGTTTACATTTACGAATAGCCTGCGCTCAGAGAAAGTATTGCAGAGCATGCCATTCATTGAATTGATGCGATCTTTAACAGCAGGGTTTCTATTATTCACATGAACTTTAAATCCTGCTTTTCTAAGCAAAGCTAGATCCGTTTCACTTGCATTGCTTGACTTCCGATTCTCACCAGAAGCATCTGGATAAACTGCAATTTCATGATTTGGGTATCGCTCCTGAATAGCCTCAATCATTGCTGGGGTATCAAAGAGATTCGCGAACTCATCAACAGCATGCATCTGCTCACCACGTCGAATATATACAACCGCAGCCATTTTGGTTACGTTGAAGTCCATCCCCACATGAAGAACATCATTTGTTTGAACTGTTTCAGTCGATGCGCTTAGCAAACGATTAAAACAGTAAAAGATAACGCCTTGGTAACTTTCAAAGCTTGCCTCATATTCCTGGCTAAATGTCTTAGGATCCATCTTGCGCTTAGCAACAATGATCTCTGACTCAGGAATATTTCCACCTTGTAATGAGGTATAAGAAAAGCTTTTACAATCTGGTTCATGCCCCGGCTGACCATCCATGAAAGTGTCATAACAATGGTTGAAACCCTTTGGTGTTCCAATCCTTAATACATGACCACCAATCCGTTGTTCTCCATTGACTACATACTTACACGTAGACAGCATAGGGCGAAGTACTTCTTCCCATGCTGCCCATTTACAGTCTGCCCATTCATCAATAATTAAGAAAAATAAGCCAGATCCACGAAGGTCATCATAATTATCCAGCCCAACAACACGAATAACATGGCCACTTCTTAAAGTGATTGAACATTCAGTCTCATTCGGCTTGCCTGCTCGCCAGGATGCGGGAATTGCTTGTTTTAGCCGTTTCCAGAAAACACGCTTTGCTTGCTTAAAGGTAGGTGCTGCATACCAAATCTCATCCTCGACAGAAACATTCCATTTAGCTGCTAATCTGGCCGCCCTTCGCATTTCTGCTTTAGCCAAGAATGTCTTACCAAAACGTCGACCACAAACAGCATCACGGAAACGGGCTTCTTTTTGCCAGCCCCATAAATAGATATTTGCTTGTTTAGGTGTTAACTGAACTGAACCTTCAGGAGGATTAAAGAATTGACTCATTTGGTATCTCCTCATCAGGATTCAGCACAAGCTTGTAATCCTCTTCAGGTGGGCGATACTCTGGTGGATTCACTTCACGCTGTAACTTTTGAAGCTCAAGCTTTTTAATCTCAAGCTCTACTTCAGCTTTTGTTTGGCCTTCTTCATTAACTCTACCCTTGCTTGCCTGATCGCCTTTCTTGTCATAAAACCCTTTGGTGATTTTTTGCATCTGGTCGAAGATCTGGAGTGTCATTCTCACGTTATTTTTTTTGGACCAAAGCAGATCATTCAGAATTTTCAACTGGACAATGTCATTTACCCCACTAATTTTATTAAGTGGCTGTTCAAGATACTCATCCCGAACTTTCTCAAAAAAATCTTTAAATTCCTTACTTAAATCTCGACCTGCAACTTTAGTTGGATCGTAAGATTCAACTTGTTGACGTGAGACTTCAATATCAAATTCTTCCTTGACGAGTACTACTGTTTCTTGAGGGGTATTAAAAACAGCAAGTGACTGCACAATAAAGAGTTTTTGCTTTTTGTTTAAAGTCGCCATTTCTCTCTATCCGTCAAGGTACGTCAAGGAAACATGGCAAAAAAAATGAGCCAAACGGCTCAACTTATTAAACATGTCCCACAGCACTTGGAAATATTTACATCTGATACAAACGGCGCTTGCTTCGCCACTTCAATTAGTCGCTTCACGCTTTCGTCCGCTCCCCATCTTTTTACTACACCAACAAACTCTTCAACGTCATGGCCAGCTAAATAATGTTTTGGTAATCCTGTCATGTCACTGTAAAGAGGCTCGCCGTCTTCATCACGCTCAACGCCGATATGATAAAGCTCATGTTCAATTAAAGCGCAAAAGTCTCGATCTGTAGCTTGCTCACAGTAACTAGCATCAATAGTAATAAGATAAGTTGGCACATAACCAAACCAATCACGCATCTGCTGCTCTTGACGAGCTTTCTTCCACCCGCCTTGATTGAACATCACCTTTTCGCATTGACCTAGAACCATACGCTTTTTAGCAACACATGCGGATGAAGCCCATGCACAGGCTAGAAACTCTTCATTATCATGAAGCAGCTCAGCAATATGATCGTGATCGGGGTTATGCAGCGGCCCACCAATAGTTAAAAAGTTTATGATCACCCAATGCATTAAGTCAGGTGCTGGAGCCAATCTAATTGCTTCATCCTCTTCGGCTTTATCAATCAAGTCCTGAGGAGGAAATGGTCTGATCTGATCCATTTTCAGTTCTCGCTAATTCGCTTTTAATCCAATTGATTGCATAACCTGATTCAATTTGATGAGGTTCAAGACGCACAAATACATAACCCCGATCTAGAGCTAGATCATATTTACTCAGTGCGTTTGCTATCTTTGTGCTACTGCGGCCAACGGCCCAAGGGCTACCAGGAATTTCTATAAGAAGATTCAATTTCACAATATAAAAATCGAACCGCCAATTTTTTGTTGATTCAAATTGAAATTTTCGTCGATAACCAATTAGATGCTCTTCTAGTTCTTGAAATAATGTTTCTTCAGCTTCTAAATAATTTTGTTTTGCTTTTGGCAATGGTCTGCTTTTAGGTTTAGTTCTTGATTCTTTTTTCCGCGTAAGCCAAAAATAATCTTTAACATCCATATTTCAACCATAAAAAAACCACCATAAGTGGTGGTTTAAAATTAGGATTTATTTTTTTGGGAAATTATATAAATCTAAAAAATGGAAATTATAAGGTTGATTAAATCCTCTTTCCTCTCTTAAAGTTTTGATAATATTCACACTATTAACCGCAGCATCTCCAGATTCGTCATATTTTTCCACAAAATTAGCTATTTTTAATAAATATATTCGTGAATAGCTCATATAAAATTCAGGCATTCTATAATCAGAAAGATTTTCATGAATAGAATCGGAACCAAAATATTTCTTTAAAACTTCTTGCATTTTTACAACTCGTTTATTCCAGTTTTTAAAATATTGGTCGTGTTCAACAGGAATATTGGTTGTGACTATACTTGTACCATGTGCAAGTAGATTTCTTAAAGTAAATAATGAATCTAAAATATTTATAATTTCTTTCCTCATAATTTCAGAAGTTTTTAAATCAAAAATTATCGAATATTCGGTTAAGAGTGAAGCAATAGAACTATTTGATTCAATATTAATTTGTTTTGAAACTAGCATTTTTTGATAATTATTATGAGTATATCGCCCCTCTTGATTCCCTATCTCAATATATTTATTAATTTCATTTTGAATATATCTAGCTAAAATTTCTCTCAATGTCCCTTCAACAATTGCTGCATTTAAAGACAACATTGGAATGGAATGTTGAAGAATAGTGTTTCTTTTGAATGGGGTTTTAGGCTCTTCTTCTCGAGAAAATTGAAAAATATCCTTTTTATCAGCCACATAATTAAATCGCTCATTAATCTCTTTTAATCTAGTGATAAATTTTATTTTCATTTCTAAAGAAATTTGATATTTATCACTATGTTTATTATATCTGTTAAAAAACAACCACAAATCGTAATCATTATATACAAAGTAACTGCATCTAAATCTATCAATACATGATGGAATTATGCCTTTCCGAGTAGTAATTTTGCCACAATATAAAAAAGCAAAATATTTTTTTTCTATTCCTGAATTCTTCCTTTTTAATAGTGTATGAAAATCTCCCCAAGATCTAAAAAGTACCGAGCTAATTTCTAGTCTTACATATTTAAATGATTCATTCATGATTGTAATTAAAACTTAAAGAAAACAAAATATTAACTTTTACTAATTTGAAAGTCACGTTTTTTAGTCCCACTTAATCAAAAGATCAAGTGGAACCTGAACTCATTACTTAATTATTTAGTGAATATCAAACAACAGGAATCACTTTAATAGACGTAGGAACCACTTCATCACTATTTTGACAAACCAGTGTGATATTGAAGTAAACGTCTTCAGCTAAAGCTGTAATAGTCTGGTTATAACGATAAATTTCAGTTAAACCATCAACTGAAGTAATCACATGCTCAATTTCAGTTGCAGACACGTATTTCATAGAATACTTAACTGGCAAGGCTTGTGTATTAAACAATGTATCTAACAATGAAAAGAAGTCGTTATTTCCATCATTAGTATTGTTATAACCAATATCTGAACCGCCTAGATCATAACTGTCAAAAGCAGTCTGCAAACGAACACCACTATGAATATTTGCAACAGAATTTAAGAAATTCTCAGCCACAACTTCGAGAGTATCACCAATATTAGCTTTAGTAGCTGCATGGTAACCGTACATAGTCATTGGTGCTTCAGGAGTACCAAAATCTAAAGGCTCACCTACTGGAGTTAAAACGCCATTAGCGTAGGTACAGTTATCCAAATACCAAGCAGATGCTGGCGGATTTGGCAGGCTAGTTACACCTATGACAGTAAATCCCGGTAATGCATTAATTGCTTCCACATTACTCAACACTTGGTCATAGCTAGTTGAATCGTCAATCTTAACTAGTACTGTATGACCTGCAGGCAAGTTTGTGTCAGTTAAAGTTTCGATTGTTGCTTTTTGCGGAGTAGTAACCATTAAGGTTTCCTCATAAAAAAAGCCCTATCATTTTTAATTAATAAGGCTTGGGTGGTAGAAACAGGAAAAGAAAAAGCCCCACTAAAAAACAGTATTCAGGAGGGCTTTACGCCGAAATCTATCCGGCAAATTATGCAAGTCGTTTTAATATCACCACTTCACCTTTATCAGAATGAAAAGAATCATTTCCCGATCTATTGAAATTCACATTATTAACAATTAAGTGATGTATTTTCGTTGTCCCAATAAATTGAGTACGAGTCTGTTGCACAAGGCTTCTAAAAACAAACATCTGTCCTATATATTCATTACCATCAGTTTTACTAACGATAACATTTTGAGATTTAAAATTTTCCCAAAGGATAGCTAATGGTTTTTTCACTTGAATGGCCTATAAAATTAAAGAAAATTTAATTTAACAAGACATCAAATATTTGTACTGTTTTCTGTTGACAGCGTAGAGCTGTTGTAGCTTGAAACCTGAATTCGTCGCTCTTTATCTAAAAAGTCATAATTGAGTATTTATAAATAAATGATTAAAATCTTTTTCAATCATAAATCTAGAAAGTAAATATATGAATTCATTAAAATGTTTTTTAGTGCTTTGGGAATTTTTAGACAAATTTTCAGGGCAATTTCAAACTATTGCAGCCTTTATTGGTTTAGCTTTAGCAATTTATGCTTTGATCTATTCAAAAAAACAAATTAGTTTTTCTCAATCAGAAAGAATGTTTGCTTTAAAATATCAAATCTCAAATGAATACTTTCAATTAATACAAAATATAGAAACCACACTTAATAAGATTGCTTATTTGCTTGAAATAGAACTTTGCGATATTAGTACTCCTCATCATCCGGAAATAGAAACAAATGTAAGATCACTTGAATTACAATTAAAAGAGGTTTCAAAAAACTTATCATTAACAAAAAATTCTTTAAATGATTTTAATATTTCATTTCGCAAGAGGAATCAAAAGATAACCATTGATACTTTAGAATATGTATTGAATTATCATATAAGAATTCAAGATTCTATTCTTAGTACTCAAAACTCTGTGAACAATATTGAAGTAACAACAAGAATTATTCAGAAAAAAGTAGCATCCTTGTATCCATAGAAGAATATGGTAATAGAAAAAAGCCCAGCCACTAATCTATATTTAGCGGGACTTATTGTGCCGTAATATAAAAGGAGGTATTTTGAGGATTATTTTATACCTTTATGTTTTAGTAAAAGAGCTTTCTGCTCATCTCGAATGTCTTTTACCTTCTGCAATTTCTCAAGATAGAAAAAATCTCTCTCTAATGCTATTTCTATTGCTATTTCTTCCTTTAAATTACCGTTCTCATCAAAGTTTTCAGGATTTTGATCTGGAAATTCTAAATAGTACTCTTCCATATCCATGACTTAAATCTCTTATATCTATCAAGATAAATATAACATAGACAATAAAATAGCCCATCGTTTGATGAGCTATTTATAAATGTTATCTTTAATCTATTTGGTGAACTGCTGTGTTGATTAAAGATACTATATCACACTGATTTATAATAATAAAATTTTTATTCAACTATTTTCTGTACAATGCAATCTCCAACAGAATTCTTTTATATGCATAATTATCCCTTATCAAAGCATAATTAAAATCAAATGCTAATTGTTTCGATTCATTAACATCTTCTATAGTGGTTATTTCCTGAGAAAAAATTCTAAGCTTTGATATAGTTGATTTAAATGCGTAATCTTGTTCCACGAAATAAGTTTCTAATGTTACATCCTTTTTAGCATCACAGATAAAAAGAGCTGAATAAAATATTTCTAATCTTTTTTTGTCTAATTCATCTATTTTATCATTAAAGTTTTTGAGCATTTCTTTAGTAGGATTAATAGGAGGATATGTATCAATCATAGCGCCCATTAATTGATATAACTCATCCGTCTTTGTGCTCATTACATTTAATAAAGCAATTGAATTCTTAGCCTCTGTTGCAATAACCTCTTTTTCTTTTTGCTTATGCCAAATTAAGTAAACAATTAACGAAATAATAAAAGGTGTTAGTACCTTAAAAATCTCTAAACTAATTTTAAAAAATGAATCCAAACCTCAAAAGCCTCATAGTTCTACTTGTTATTTAAATTATATCAGGTTGTTATTTTAAGATAATAAAAAAGCTCATCAAATGATGAGCTTATATACTAGTGAACTACTTACAATTCGAACACTATAACACGAATATGCCATAATCTGTATTTACAGTCAAGAAGTTTAATTCTCCTCTTTTACCATCTTAATAAATTTTTCAATTTGAAAATGTGGATAACGTGATTTGATAAAGGCCAAACCACATTTAATATCCTGTTGGATTTGTGAACCATATGTATCATTGCTCTTCGCAATATCCCGAATGGATTCACCCATCACATAATGCCACCAGATTGCTCCAATCCATTCCTGAACAATCTCCTCATCTATAGATTGTAGATCAATTATCAATCTATGGATTGCACGTGCTTCATTATCATTTAATTGACAGCAAGTACCCTTACGGCGAGTACACAAGCGATCTTTTAAAGTTTCATCACTCATGTACATAGCCATTAATTGCTCACGCTGCTTTTGAGTGATGCGTTTAGTTGGCATGGTTTTAACGACTTTGACCATTGTTTCAGTATCACCGTTAAGCCATGCACCAAGCTGACGACACCACTCTTCAAAACTGTATTTAGACCAATCGACCGCTTGTAAAATGTGTTGTACTGGCATATTCATTTTCATCCCACCAATTGCTCAATTTGTTTAATCGCCACGCCCGCTTTCACTTGTTCTGTACTGAACCTTAAAACTGTAAAACCCATCATTGCTGCTTCGTTGTATTTCTCCATGTCTCCTAGATAACCTTTGCCCCTCGTATGACGGCCTCCGCTCCAGATTCCGCCTTCAACTTCAATAAGTATCTTTTTTCCTGTAATTAAAAAATCTGCTCTCCATTTGCGTTTCGGATGGAATTTATATTCCTGCTCAAAATCAATCTTGCAGACTTTGAGATGTGTTGCTAATAAAACCTCCCCTACACTGGATTCCCGTGTTTGCTTTGCCGAACAACGTTTTTTATTTTTCTGAATAGGAAACAATTCACGATATTCAGCAAGGCTCATTGAACTCACTCCTCGATTGCCTCCTTGCGCGTTTGCCACCAAAGCACTACAACACCACAGATGACACTAGTTATGATTGAGATGAGCATTGCCCAAGCCAAAATTTCGAATTTATTCATGCTATTTCTCCATTACGTTTTGTTTGAAATCCAACTTGAATTAGGTAAGGCATTAATTTCTGTTGTTGCTCAGGATCTGCAAGTTTTACAGCGATACGTGCTGCAAGTTGTTCATAGCTTTCATTGCCCTCGGCATACCTACTCGCAAATTCAGGAAGTACAGAAAGTTTTTGAGCAAATGAGTAAATCTGTTTTGAACTAAGTGTGTTTGATTCCCCCTGCGAGACTCGAACACGTGTTCCAGCTTTTGGGTTTTTAGATTGTTCACGTGCTTGGTATTTGCCACTTGCGTTGATTAACCAATCTGCAAAGTGGTAATTCATGAGTTCATCGCAAAGATTCTTCTCGGCGTTGTAGAGTTCAAATGCTCGTAACTCTCGATCGAACCAAGTTGCGTTTTTGATTTGCTCGTAAGTTTCCTGATCAGTTGCCAAAAGAATTTCTTCACCAAGTTTTTTCAAACTCAACCATGTTTTTTTATTTTTAGATTCTATTGATAGATTCTTTGAAAGATTCCGTGTCCCAACGTTGGGACTCTTTAACGGAATTGTTGGGACTCTTTCATGGAATTGTTGGAACTGTTCCGTTGTTGGAACTGTTCCATTGTTGGGACTGTTTAAATCATCATTTCCCATGTCAAAGTGTACCGTTGTTGGTACTGTTTCTCGGCCCTTAACTCCGATTAAAAGATAGACTTTTACTTGCTTAGTTCTGCCTTCACGCTTGCCAGTATCGATAATAAATCCGTCCTCAATTAACTCATCAATAATTTTTAAAACTGTCTTACGGTCCATTTCTGTATCTTCCACAAGACGAGCAACACTTGGAAAGCATTCATGAGTTTCGCCAGCTCTATCAGCCAACGAAAGAAGGACCAATTTTTTAAGTGGTTTTAAAGCACCACCTAACTTTTGTTTTTGACGGGTTTTCCAAGCCCAAACTGTTGCATCTAAGCTCATTTATCCCCCTCTTCATTCATCTGAATGAAAGTGCTTCCTAAGTACCGAATACGTTTAGCTCGATATAAACTTGAAATGATTTGACCTGCACGCACCAGATAAAGACCATGTTTTCCGTGTTGATCCACCAAGGCTTGCATAAACTCATCACGTGTTACGGCAGCGTTATTTACATCACGGTTTTGACGAGCTAAATTTTTCTTACGACCATCAAGTAAACCTGAGAGAGTTCTCAAAGCCGGTTCATGCCAAGATTGATAACTTTGCTGGCGCTTTTGTTCTAAAAGTTTGTCTTTAGTCGTTTGATTTGATAAATTAGTTTGCATATTCAGTTCCTCTAGCCAGTAATTGAATGACTAACCACTCCTGTTCGCGCAGGTAGTGGTTTTTTAATATCCAAGTTTTTCCTTTTTCCCACTGATTTCGTCATGAAATAAGTCATCAACCGTTTCAATACGGTTCATCCAACTTTTAGACATGACTAAAAGTGCAGCCACCCGTTCTTTATCAATACTTTGATAATCTTTAGGTACTACTTTCAAACCTAAGCAACTCAAGAGTTCACAAAAACCTTCAATTTCTGTTAACCCATTATTTTTCTTGTCGTTTTTCATTCTCGACAAGGTACTTGCATCTACATTTAAATGTTCTGCAATTTCTACATTCTTATTTGTTGCAAGTGCCTGCAAAATTCGGGATACGTCATTTCTGGCACTTGCAGATAGATCGACTAATAATTTGCTCATGGTTATTCCTAAGCTGTTTTTGATGTACCTAAAAAGAAATCGAATAGGCTTTCGTGAGTTAATTTTTGATTGCTGGCGTCAACCATTTTTTGGATGGTTTCCATTCTTGGTCTTTTGCGTGCATGGATTAAATGAGTTTCCATATATCCATATGTGACCTCTGCCTCTTTGCAGAATTTGAGACGGTCACTCTCACTTAATCCCCGCCAATAGCTATGAAGAGTAAGCATTAATACACCTCACTGGTAATTTTATTTAATAAATATACCCACAAGGTAAATAAAATACAACCTACTAGGGTATTTATTTTTTCTACCTATTAGGTATTTTTGAGTTCAGCGCTAGAGGTGAATTGAAAAATGAGTGAATTAAAAACTATTCATGAAATTAGGCTTGGTAATACAAGGAAATTAATGAAGGAGTCAGGACTAACTCGTTCTGAATTTGCCGAAAAAATAGAAATGGCTTATGGGTTGTTGAGTCAATACATTGGAAAGAACCCAACCAAAAATATTGGTGATGAAACTGCTTTAAAGATTGAAGAAGCTTTTCATAAACCGCGTGGTTACCTTGATCAGTCTGACAATCAAATTGTAGATGCACAGCAATCAGAGGGTGCTACCAGCTTTAAACAACTCGACATAGAAGCATTTAAGAAAAAATATAATATTCCTGATAGTGAAGATGCTGTACTTTTCTCTAGTGTTATCGAAAAACCTTTAGTTATTTCAAAAAGATGGGTTCCAGTGAAGGCGTATAGTAAAATGGGGATGGACGGATATTTTACAGACATGGGGTACGATGGAAACGCTGGTGATGGGTATATTCCTACTCACACTGCCGGAGATCGTTCTTATGCAATTAAAGGTACAGGTGATTCTATGTACCCTGCTATACGTAATGGTTGGTATGTAGTCTGCGACCCAGATGCAGAATTAACACCTACTGAATTTGTTCAAGTTTGTTTAAAAGATGGTAGGTGCACAATTAAAGAATTTATTGGCATTCATAACAATGTTTTGAATCTTTTAGCAGTGAATGGAGGAGAACGCTTAACATTTGACATGGATGAAGTAGAAAGTATTACCGCTATTACAGATATTGTTCCACCAAGTCAGCACAAACAGCATCACCCAAAAGCCAATTAATAAATTTTTAAATTAAGTTAAAGAAATTAAGCCCACAACTTTGTGGGTTTTTTTAATGTCTTTTTATTTATTCCACCTACTAAGTAAAAAACAAAATCAATAATTTCACCTCACAGGTATTTACTTTATTTTACCTTGCAGGTATATTTTTCTCACAGACAACAAAAAAGCACACCGACTCTCTGACCTTTCGATGTGCTTTGCAAACTGCGAGATCAATTATGAACGTAAATACAATTCCTTTCAACCAAATCAAAGTTACGGGCTTTACAGCTTTAGTTTTAATTGCTGGTTTGGCATCTTGTGAATATAAAACAGCACAGTCTAGCTCTGCTTCTAATACCTACAACTTCACACCACAAACTCAACCTAGCAGCTATGGCGTTCAATCGGCCAAGATCGTTGGTAAAACTTCAGGTATTGCGGTTATCAAACTTGATGGCTTCAGAGTAAACGTTAGCTTTGACTTTGAAACTCATCCAGATAGTTACGGTGTACTAGGTTCCGAATTTACTGCTGTTGATGTAACCCAACTCACAATTAGTGAAATCACTGATGTAAACGGTAAGTCATACAGCGATTTCACTGATTACAACGATCACCGCAATATCAATGCCCAGCTTAAAGGCTTCATCGAACGTAATAAGTTGGTGGAGGCTTAATCATGACTAATTTCAAAAAGCACCCGGATGGCTACAAATCATATTTAGGCCGCGACAATACAGGTATTTACTCAGTGCGTATTGGTTGGATTATTTACGCATCTAATGCTAACGGCACAGTGCTTTACAAAGTAAAGGATGAAGTAAAAACGCCATTAGATGTAGCAAAGTTCCAAAAGGAATATCCAAAAGTTTGGGAAGTCCTTACCCAAGAGATCAGCTTTCAACGCAAAAAGAAATTAGCTATCGATTTGGGTAACTCTCACATCTCATCAATTGAACGCAAAGCTTATAAAACTAAGCGCGGCTTCACTGGTTCAAGATAAGGATAATTAAAAATGACAACTGAAAACACAAAAGACAACTTACATATCTGGAATGCAGTTAAGCAAACACCTACCAATTTTCTTAAAAAGATTGAGTTTGGTTATTTGAAAGGTAAATCAGATATTAACCCTCAATGGCGATTAATGGCTATGACTCAAGCCTTTGGCCCTATTGGTCATGGCTGGACTTATAGACATGTGCGTTTATGGTCTGAAACTGCGCCAGATGGAACCATTATGGCTTTTGCTGAAGTGGCAGTAAAAACCAAGATTGATGGTGTTTGGGGTGAGGAATTTTTCGGCAACGGTGGTTCAGCAATTGTTGAAGTTCAAAAAGGCAAATTAGTAGCGATTGATGAAGGTTATAAAAAAGCCGTTACTGATGCACTTGGTGTAGCTTTTAAAGCTCTTGGTGTGGCGGCTGATGTTTATCTCGGTAATTTTGATGGGAGTAAATATCTATATAACTATGACTATGCCTATCTTGAGCAAAATGCCTCAACCCCAGCAGTTCAAAATACAAATCATAATAACCAGACAACCGCACAGGGTGGTAATCAGAAGCCGCCCCGTACTCAGGACCAACTATATCAAGATGCTTTGAAAGCAATTAAAGATGCATCTGATACAAACATCTTAAATGCTGCCATTAAGAAGTTTAAAGGCTCAACTTACGAAGCTGGTATAACAAGAGCATGTCAGGCTCGAGCTGATCAAATGGGTTGGGCACCTAAAAATGCACCTCAGCAAATCCAACAAACACAGTCATTCCATCATTAATAAGGAGAGCTATTTATGAATAATTTAATTACAGCTTCAGAAGCTTTTGATGCTCTTCTAAATGGTTTTACGGTTTTATGTAGACCAGCTGGTGACATGTTGGAATTTTCCGACTTGGCACAATTCCCTGCTACAGTTTTTGCACAACCAAATTATGAGTTTTGCATCCAACGCGAAACAATAGTATTAGCGGAAATTCAGTTTACAAAGCCTGTTGAACCACATGATTTAAAAAATGGCCAAGATATCTATATTGTTATGCCTTCACACATCTTGCATACCACTTACAACTCTAAACATGGTGAGACTTGTCTAAGTGTTGGTAATGGATTTGCACAGCTTGATGAAGAAAATGCAAAGCTTCAACTTCAAGCTATAGGTAAAACTTTTGGCAATATGATTACCGATATTCAAGTTATAGACGTAACTAAAGACAAACCCAAAGGTCAAAGATGTAAACAAGTTAAAGCTGAACAAACATTAATTTCAGAAAAGAGTTCTAAATTAATTGTTGAAGCAAAACAGCCCAAAATTGTTATTACTGAACAAAGAAATATCACCACATCTAAGGATCTGTTAGTTCCAGAAACTACTGATCCGACATTAGATCCTGAATATCAAAAAAACCTTGATACCCTTCTGCAACGAGTTAGGGAATCAAAAACACCTGACGAAGTGAATGCAGTTTATCGCTATACCCGTACTTGGTCAGATAAACAAATGGAACCTCTTTTATTAGCTACTCACAAACGACTTGAAGAGTTGGAAAAAGAAAAAGCTCCTTCAAGTGAACCACCTTCTTTAATGGTTCAGATCCAGACCGCACCAGACCTTACAACGTTAGATGCTTTGGAAATAGACGTGGCTGCACGAGATCCGCAGATTCAACCTAGACTCATGGGTTTTATTAAAAAGCGTCGTTTTGAATTAGAGAATTCTTCTTCAAATGAACCTGCTTATTTATTAGAGGAACCTTTCTAATGTCTAAACAGACTACTCCAGAGTTTCTTTTCGAACCAAAGCTGCTACCCCAGCAGCTTTTCGAGAAATTCATCGTATTCAATGTGAATGCAGGCTATCGCGGAAGAGGCACACCACACGGCGTAAACCTGATTAAAGGTAATAAAGCCACCCTCACCTTGACCGATAAAGGTGAGATGAACAAAGCAGCTCAAGAGCGCTACAAGTTAATGTTATTGAAGTATTTCAAAGAAGGTCGCTCAGCAATGGATGAGTTGAATCATGAAGTTAAACGTATTTATAAAATGGTGGCGTGAATGCTAAAAGATTTGAGAAATCTATCTGATGATGAGCAGCAAGAATATTTAGATCGCTTTATCATGGCAAATGAAGAACAGAAATTCCCTCAGGAAGTTGTTGCCCTTTATCTGGATTGTTCGCCATGGACTTTAGCTAGAATGCGTTGCGATCAATCATCTATGCCATTTTCTAAAATTGGAAGACGTGTCTCATATAAGAAAAAAGACGTATTAAAGTATGAACAAAGCAAGACTGTGCTGAACACAGCACAACTTGCTACGATATAAGGCGGTTATACCGCCTTTATTTCTTTTAACCTTTCTGCCCAAACTGATTGATAGTTAAAGCAATCAATTTTTCCTTGATAAACCGCTTCGATCATATTCATTGATGCTTTCAATTCCTCATCAGGAATTTGAACATATCCACCTGTCACATCAACTCTAGGTCTAGCAGTGTGATTAAGAAGTCTTTTTGTCACATAGATATTAAATCTTAATAGGTTGCATATAGAGGCAAATGTACGACGGAAATCATGCATTGAAACGTAATACTCAACTTCCTTACCTACTCTATTTAATAGAGTATCCACCTTAGTCGCGTGCATATTCCAAGAGGTAGGCATCTTAGTTGCCGGGAAAACCCAATCGTTTTCTCTTAATAACCAGCGTTCTCGCAAAATACTATGTAAATGTTCACCGATTGGAAAAGTATGATCTGTACCGTTTTTGGTATCCCTAAAAGTTAAGGTGCCATTTTTAATATTTACATCAGTCCACTTTAAAGAACACGCTTCCTGTTTCCGACAACCTGTATACATACACATTAATACTATATCTCGATGTGTATTCGACCTTGCTGTATTTTCAAGATTCACTTCATCTTCATAGTTGAGTACTGCGTTGTAATATTTGTGAATAATGTCTTTGTGAAGGTGCCTATCTCTACTAGCAATCTTATTCCAACCTCTAGTTACAGAAATGATATCAACAGGATTGGTTTTAATAATTGGATTTTCATCTGTTGAATAAAGCACATGGATGTATTTCCATAAAGTACCTAAAAGAGATACTGCTCCATTTGCTGAAGATTCACTTATGTTTGATACCTCAATAAAACGATCTAAGACTTCCTGCTTAGTAATCTGAAAAAGCTTCCTATTACCCCATCCCAAATAAAGATTAAAGTATGTGTTGTACTGCTTTATTGTTTTTGGCCTAAAGTCATTTTTATCAATATAAATTTGAAGCGCTTCATTCACTGTAATGTCTAACGGATTAGAAACACTTTTTAATCTTGTTGGTTTTTCATATTCGTTGTTTGAAATTTTCGCGAGAATCATCTGAGCTTTTGCTCGAGCATTTGTAGCAGGAATATCGGTTGTCTTGCCAATCGTTACCCGAAATAACTCGCCTTCGTGTCGACGTTCAACGATATATGTTTTACTTTTATTGGTTACCCGAACAGCAAAACCAATGAGTTCTGAGTCTCGATATATTTTTTGACCTTTATCTGTCAATGGAATAGCATCAACATTAGATTTGTTGAGTTTCATGTCTTAAACCAGTTTTAGCGAACTTTGATTTAACCATGTTTCTCAACAGTCTACAAATAGTCTACAAGCCCTTTCCAGTCTCAATAAAATACGTCATTTTCACAACATAAGTAATTGATTTTAATAATATTTATAATTTAACAACACCCACTAGTATACTATAAAAGAAGTAGAATCCGCCGAGTCTAGTTTGGATTGTAAGTGGTTGGAACAAGTCATAAACCTTAGTATTTTCAATAGGTTAAAATTCGAGATAGTTACATATATCAAAACATCCCAACCCTGCAATTTTAACACTTTGTTTTCCAATACAAATGATTAATTTATTAATAAAAAGCATTGGCTCTAAAAGCATTTTTTATTGATAAGAAAGAATAAATAAAGACAAGAGAATTGTAATTTAATTTGTACAATCTGTTAACTTGTGTAAAAATACATTTAATATTCATAAGGTATTTATTCATCAGATGTTTTTTCTTATTTTTTTAATTTGTCTTTTTCTGTTTTTGCTTATTCTAAAACAACATTACCGTTAATCATTTTTTTACATCTAGCTTTTCTGTAAAAGCTTTTCTACGTATCTCAAATTAGAACAATTAAAAATCAAATTTATAGATAGCACTGTTTAGAAATAAATATCAAATCTAAAACTCACGGCTATTCAAATTGCCCCCCAGAAACACTCAATATAAAATTCAAAAAGATTCTTAATAAGTTACTGTAACAACTATCGTATCTGAGTAGTTACCAGGAGACGTGGAAATAGCTGTACCCTGCGGAATTTTTCCATAGACATTTGTACTTTGAGCATTGCCCGAGCCCGTTTTGGAAATGCCACCAGAGCCTCCAACCGAAGTTATCCCTCCTGTAGTGTCCCATACCGTACTATAAGTCGAGTTCTGATATAGCTGATAAGGAATATATTGACTACTACCATTTGTCATACGCCGAAAACCGCCAGCAATACGGTTATTACCATCACCTAAGTAAATACTGTATAGCGTTCCATTATTACAAGTTGTACTCACTGCCCCTTGAGCGGTGTAATCACGAGTGGCGGTGCCAATATCATTAATATTGCCAAAGTCGACATTTGATGTTGAATCTAATTGGCACAAACTCGGTACAACATAGTTAGCAGTTATAGTGGTATTACCCGAATCCCAACCGCCTCCGCTATCGCCCTCACAGACTGTGCTAGAGCTTGCTTGCATGTCCCAAAAAAGCTGAACCGTACCTGTATATGTTCCTTTAGGATATGCAATAAGCGAACCTGTGCGGGCTGGGACTTTTACATTGACTGAGTAACTAATAATATTATTTGAAGCAACCGTTCTTACGGGACCATACCAGACGTTTGAGGACTGATTCGTGGTAGAAGACCCAGCCCCACCTACAGTTGCAGTGACGGTATAAGGTAATGACACACTATTAATGGCGTTTGTGGTTCCCGTAAATACCGTTTTCATACACATATAAGCTGAAATTTCAGGAGTAGTACGCCCCCCTAAACAGCTAATCGTGCCGGAAAAGTTAATATTTGCATCACTATTAATGGTGGCAGCCGTATAGGTATACGTACTATTAGTGGTTCCAGTTACTGTACAAGCCGCATGTGCGGAGCTAAAAAATGCATATAATATAAAAAACAGCACAATTGCTAAAATATACTTTATGGCCAATGAAAACTTTTTACTCTTCATCCAAAAACTATGACTCGCAGTAGTTATCGACATACATAAGGCCCCAATTTTTTAGCACTGTATTGCTTATTTTCATACGCAAAACTAACTTGGCATGAGCCATGATCCAGAAGATTAACTTCAAGTTTGTTTTGCTTTAATAGGTTTGGAATAAATACTTCACCGTCGTAGCCAACAACTCCATCTTGTTGTCCATTAATGCGAACCGTATAACCCGGTAATAAAGGTGAATTATTTGCATCAACAAGCTTCACTAATCCTGAAATGACCTGATGAGCGCCAAAGTCCACTAAGGTTCCTTGGCGATAACCTACGAATGCTGTTTGGTTAGTGGATTTAACATCCCACTCTAAAGGTAAATATGAGGGATCAAGATAGATATGATGAAGTTGGTAAGGTCTTAAATTTGCAATTAAGAATCGACCAGTTCGATCAGTTGCTCCTAAATTAACTCCACCATTTAAAATTTGGCTTTGTGGTCCAGCATTGGTCACGACCGCGTAACCGTCTCCAATTTCATTGGCCGCAAAGATTCGTCCTGCTGCCGCAACCAACGATCCTGTCGCCGAAAGTGCAACTTGGCCATTATCGCCAAAATGGTTATATCGACCTGTCAGGTAAGCAGCCCGAGCACGGTAAGAAGCATAGACCGAGGCATTGTTGTCATTCGCATCCTGGTCACGCTCAACATAACCTCCCCAACCAAATGAACCAATTTGTGGATCGCTAAATCCATTTATTTCTTGTCTATATGTTGTTTTACCACTTTCATTAGAAGTACTTGTAATCGCATTGAGTTTAGAAGACGGTGTATAACGCAGCGCAAAGTAAATGCCATAGTCTTTGTGGTTTTCATAATCTTTATACGCTGAGCTATAAAATCCCCAGTTCTTGTTAATACTTCCGCTTAAATTGGCAGATAGTAATTTATAAGAGTTGTCGCTAAATTTAATCTGGTTATAGCCCAGATACGCACCATACCCCTCATAAAAATTATAGTTAATCCCCGCCCTAAAAATCTCATCTGCCAATGCACTGTAGCTTAGATAGTTCTGCGGCTCAGAAGTCATCTGGTTATCTTTTAAATATCTGACTTGAGACACACGGGCAAGGTCAAAGTAGTTCTCAAATACCTTGCGGTAACTGGTGTTAAACGAAATATTCTTGCTAATCCGCCCTTCTAAGCCAAGCAAAGCAGAATAGCCGTTTTCATCTTTATACTGGCTGGCGGCAAAGTCAGCATTGATCACCCCAAAACCAAACAGGTTCTTGGCGAAACCAGTGCCCAGATTTGATAAACCATCTGTTGAAGCCTCTGCACCACCACTTAAGGTCAGTGAGTTGCTATAACCGTATCTAATCGCACCTGAAGCAAAAGTCGCGTCATCATAATCGTTTGAGTACAGGCCATAGTTATAGCGTGGAACTCCGACATCTACTGAAAATTCATTAATGCCTTTGGCTAAAATCTTAGATGAAAAATAGTAAGCCTGTTTGGTCACACTCTGCTGTCCCGTTGCATCGGTAGTCACAAGTGTGACTTCATTGCCTGAAATAAATGGAAGTTGTTTAATGTCAAATGGACCTGAAGGCACAAGTCCTGAATAAATCTTTTGCTGGTTAACGTATAAATCTAAAGTTGAAGGGAGTGCGGCCGAGCCGGAAAATTGTGGTAATGCCGAGGTAACAATATCACCTCGTTGGGTGTAAGCACTCGACCACTGCAAACCTGCCAGACGCACGCTACTGCCCCAATCCGAACTATTAGAAATAAAGTCCCCTAAGGTATATATCCTGATCTTTTCAGGGTCTACATACTGCCATTTACTTTCTAAGCGCACCCACTTTTCATGGCTATAACTATTTTCATTACTGCCGTTGTATAAAACCCCGGAAGAAAAGTTACCGATTGCGCTGTTAAAGATTCCCTCTGCCGAACCCGAGAAAACATTCTCGTCATTGGTTGTAGTGTTATACAGGCTGTAGTTCAGAATAGCCGCGTTTAAGGGCTTCATTTTCAGCAAATGAGGACTGGTGAGCTGTTGACCATTTAAGTCAACCGAATAGTCCGTCAACATGTTCGAAGGAACTTGTAAGTTTAGAGACTGTTCTTTCTCAATATATTTAAACTGGATTCCTTTGAGCTCGTTAATACACACCCATTGGCTATCAGCCATATACTCATCCATTTTCACTCTTAAAGCTTTCAAGTCACGAGTGCGGATATATAACTTTCTATCTTGATCTTGGCGTACCGAGATTAAATCTGTTGAAATATTCGAGTTAATAGAAATCTTTAAAAAAAGC